CTCGGCGCAAAGCCTGCGGACGTGGTTTTGAAGTATGCGGTCGTTAATGACTCGTATGATTTCAACGCCGCTCACACGCGGGATCAGCTGACTGGAGTCCTGAAGGATGGCGAGCTTGCGGGTACACTGGAGGGATCGACCGTCAAAGTTGGGGAGCTTCAGTTGCTAGGTTTGACTCCAGGTGACGTGATGCAAGCAATCGTCTTCTACTTCTCGTGGACGGGCGGTTCTAAGCTGATTGCCTTTGTGAATCAGACGGCTTTTGCCGACCTCCCATTCATCATTCCGGCGCCGGAACTCCTTCTTCGATTCTCCCCCAACGGGGTATTCAGGATTTGAATCATGGCAAAGTTTGTTTTTCGCGAATCGTTTGACACCTATACCGGCCGTGATGCGCCGGTTGGTTTCTTCAGTCGTTGGACTTGCACTGACCGTGGCGATTACTCGTTGCAGCCGGGCCGATTCCTGGGCCGATCGTTGTTCCTGGGCAATCAGCAGTCCAACGAGTGCTTCCGCCCACTCGATGAAGAAATCACGGAGTTCACGGTTGGATTCTCGGGCCTTTGGTATGGTTTGCCCACTGGATTCATGGGTGGGTCATACATCAAGACTCTCAATGCCAATTTGCAGCGGCAATGGGGAATCATGATTGATCCGGACGGCAGCATCTTTTTCAATGGTGGCGCGAATGGCGCACGAGTCATTCAGGCAAATTGCCGGTCGGCCCCGTATCTGATTCAGCCGAACGTCTGGAACTTCTTCGAGTTGGAGATCAAACTCCACAAGACTGAAGGATTCGTTCGACTCTATATGAACGGCGATCCTGAGCCTGTGATTAGTGCTGTGAATATCGACACTGTATTCGACGGTCCCGGCCCTGCACGCTATCTCGATCTGGGCGTGCATCCGCAATTCGCGGGCGGAGTCAACTGGCGAATCGACGACATCTATATCTGGGATGAACCGATTCGTCGCGGACCTATCCGTATCGAGTCCTTGCCTGTTGATGGCAATGGAGCCCATCAGGACTTCACCCCATTGACCGGCGCTGACAACGCGGCCATGATTGACGACGTGACTCCGAATATTGCGGACTACGTTATCGGGACTGCGCCGGGTCAGTATGACCAGTATACGATCAAGAATCTTTCCTCGGACTCGGCTACGATTTTCGAGGTCAATTTGATCATGCTTGGCCAGCAAACCGGTTCAACGATTCGAGCGATTGCGCTAGGTCTTGAGTCCGGCGAGGTCGTCGATATGGGTCCAGATATCTACATGGGTTCTGGCTTCGCCCGGTATGAACGTAGACTCTCGAAGAATCCCGACGGCAATGTCGATTGGACTCGCGAGGCTGTTAACGATCTCATTCTGCGGCCTGAAATAACGGTGTGATTCGATGGTGGATGAAACTAGAACTGGGTGGTTGGCTGCCGAAGTAACTCGGCAGGATGATGCACCGTTTGCAGTTGCGACTTATGTTGCAGAGGTGACTCATCAGACCACTCAGTTCTATCCACTTCAATTCGCTTCGGGTTATATCGAAGTAACGCATCAGACTCATGATGTTTACCAGACTGAGTTTGCGTCGATTCATGCTGAAGTGCTTCGCTCGTTGGGCGATCTGCTTAAGTTTGATCTTCTTGTTCGGCCTTCCGACTCAGAGATTTGGCCGATCGGCGAATTGGATTACGAAGCGCCTACGCGACCGGGTCCAGTCGCGCGCGCGACCTCCTTGGAGTTGAATCCATACCGCCCCGACGTACCCAATAAGCTCGCGGCGGAAGACCCGGAGCTTTATGAGTACCTGCGCGAGCAAGCGGAACTCCTGAGGCAACAGCATAACTTGACTCAGGCGGGCGATTCAACCTTCCCGTGGGAAGTCGCGACGCTGCCTGCCGACAAGGCTGAGTTCACGCTCGGGTCTATGACTCGATTCGTGCACCCGCAGATGGGCCTGATCAGTGGCCGGTTTGTTCAGTATGCGGCAGACACCGTTCAGCCGACTCTGATGCTGGGTTCGGATCGTGGTGGTACTGAGTGGGTCGGCAGCCAAACCCTCAAGCGCACGAGCATCTGGCGTCCTCTCGGACTCAACCTTGCTTCTGGAGATGTGGCCGGGAAGTACGGCTGGGTGATGACGCATGGGCGCGCTCCCGTTACCATCACGGTTGAGTCAGATGGCCCCATCGTTGCCGACCAATCCCTAACTTGGGACCCTGCGAATCCGGCGATCCTTGTGGTCGGGCCCGGACCTGAAGTCGCGCGCATCATCGATCCGACTCCAGCTATCGTGACAGTCCCGACCACGAAGGGCAAGAAGGCTTGGATTCTTCCAGCTGGAACTTGGAGCGTCGGACTCAATGGTGGCGTAACTCCCGAGTATATCGACCAGCGCGTCAGACCATTTCTGATTCCGATCGAAGCAGAGATCGCGGAACTCCAGAAGGCCATCGCGGCCATTGAGGATAACGATTACGCTGCTGCCATCGAGGCACTCGGACGGCAGCAAGTATTGTTTGAGCAGCGACTCGAAGCCGAGTCAAAGTCGCGAAACACGACAGACGCCAATCTTAATCGGAAGATCGAAACTCTCAATGAAGCCGTTGGACGACTCGCAAGTGGCGGAGGAACAGGCGGCGATCTTACCGGAGTCTATCAAGAGATTGATTCGCTCAAGAGCTTGGTGGAACGAACGAAGGCTCGCGATGATGAACGACTCAAAGCGCTGGAGCTATGGCGATCCACTGCCGAGCAAACCATCGAGAGTCTACTGGCGTCGGCCAACCAGCAGTTAAGGCCTCAGCCGTGGGCGATGCAAGCTGAGGGGACTGGCGATCCGCAGGCGATTCTGCTTCCGAGCAGTGGGTTGGTCGTGACTCAGGTGTTTGTCTACGTCAATGGACTTAAATGGCCCACGACGGAATACACCATCACGGAACAGGAACTGACGATCACCACGAATGCGGCGGGCGATCTGATCGAGATCATTGGATTCTGACATGAAGATCAAACTTTCTGATATCAGTGATATCTCTGGGACTCCACCGGATGATAATGATGTTCTGATCTGGAATGCGCTCCTTGGCATGTATGTGCCGGGGCCGATGGCCGGTGGCGGGGGCGGGCCGTCTAGCGATGTAGAACCGACTGCGACCGGACCTTCAGGATACCTTGTGGAGTCAGGTGCCCATAAATCGTGGAGGCTAAATTGCCTTACGACCAAGGGCTGGGACTCCGTAATGCTTTCGGAGATTCAATTCCGCAGTGTTGTTGGTGTGCCGGAATTGGCGACCGGCGGAGTCGCATTCGCTAGCTCTGTGTTGCAAGGTCAAGTCGCAGCTAACGCCTTCGACAACAACACCGGGACTTTCTGGCATACGGCTGGTGGCGGCGCTGGAATCATAGGGTATCACTTCCCCCAGCCAGTTCTCGTTCGTGAAGTGATGATGCGAATCCGCGGTGGATATCCCACTGGCGCGCCGGGCGCCTTGAATGTCGATTGGTCAGATGACAATGGCCTGACGTGGACGACTGAGTGGCATATTCCTGACTCGGGTATGTCCAACGACGTGCCACAGGTTTACCATGCGAACCCTAACGATCCTGAACTTAAGAATTACTATCCGACTCATTACAAAGCCCTGAACGACGTCGATTGGACTGTAGAGCCAACCGACGGTCAAGTAATGATCTGGGATGACTCGGAGCAGAAGTTCAAACCGGGTACAATTGAAGGTGGCTCGGGCGGCGGTGGTGATTCGACTTTTGAGGTTGAACCGACGGCCACAGGTCCAAGCGGCCCAACAACGAACGGCCCCGTTGCGGCTAAGTATTGGCGTGTTAATTGCCTTACTTTCGGGAGTGAGCAATACTTCTCGACTCGTGAGTTGCAATTTCGTCAAGAAATAGGTGTTGCAGAGCAAGCTGTAAACGGCGTGCCGGTTGTCAGCGGACTCTATAATGAAAGTGGCAACGCGGCCATTAACGCGTTCGACAACAATTTGAATACAATGACGATTGTTCAGGGAGGTTTGCCTTCTTGGTTGGGATATAACTTCTCGACTCCCCGAGCAATTCGTCAGGTGTCGATCACGCCTCGCGCAGCGCCATACCATTATCAGGCGCCTACGTCGTTCCAAATTCAGCGAAGCGATGATGGAGTCACATGGGTCACTGAGTGGAGCACCAGCACTACTTGGCCCAATGATGCTGCGCAGACGTTTAATCATCCGCTTGCGAATCAAGATGAGGTTGTCGTACATCACTATCCGACTACGGTTGTAGCGCTTAATGATGTAGCAGATACTGCACCCGCGCATGGGCAGGTTTTGGTCTGGAATAGTGTGAGTCAACGCTATGAGCCGGGTACTGTTGCGAGTGGTGGTGGCGGTGGTGGCTCGGGTGAAATAGGCGCTCATCGTTACTGGGCGATTCTTGGCATGGTTGCTGCCATGGACTCAGCCAACTTGCAGATCGGCGAACTCAAGCTGCGATCAACACCCGGTGGTCCTGATTTGACTGGAATCACCGCGACCGCTAACTCGATTTATGGTGCTGGGTTTGAGGCTGCGAATCTAGTCGACGGAAACAATGGTACGAAATGGGCGGCGTTAGGCCCCTCCGCGTCTGTGTTCTTTGACCTCGGGACTCCAGCTGAGGTTCAAGAAATTCTCATTCGTTCGAGTCTCGACAATGGGAATCAAGCGCCTATCGCGGGACAGGTTGCTTTCTCGGATAATGGCGCAGACTGGCAGACTCTGACTGGTTTCGGTTGGGGTGGCTGGAATAGCTTCGAGGATCGTTTGATTCGCGTGCCGTCGACTTTGGTTGGTGCGGGTGGCGGTGGTGCTGATGCAGGTCCGAGTCCATTTTGGGCTGAGCCGCCTACGCCTCCGGTACTCGCAGGGTTCACGTCCGAGATTTCAGCTTCGACTGTCTTTACTGCCAAGCAAACGAGTCGCGGTATTCTGGCCGAGGTAACGCTGGCGAACTCAGATAGATGTGCGATTCTGAAACGTCCTGCGCCAGCAGGTGACTGGGATATTCGGATGCTCATTTCGACTCCGATGTATTTCCAGAACTATACGAATGTTAGCCTGTATGTTCGGAATACAGTTACCGGCAGGTTATCGACCTTTGGAATCGGAACCGCCCGTATCCGCGCAATGAATTGGTCGGCGCTCGGAACGTATAACTCCAGCGTCGTGGAAGTCTCTGGCGATATTGCGCAGTCCTCGCCAATTTGGATTCGACTCAGAAAGGTTGGCACCGTACTGTCATGGTTTATTAGCTCAGATGGCGAGTCGTGGTTCCAATGCCACGGTACAGCTACTGCGTTGGAGACTTACGTAGGTGGTGCGAACATAAACGAGTTCGGATTCTTCTGTGTTGGCAATGGCGCTTCATTCATCGGGCGCACAGTTCCATTCCACATCATGGCCTTCGAGATCCTGTAGGAGTCAGGTATGATTAACTTTGCAGAATTAGCTACCGCTCTGGGTCCGACTCCGGATTACACAGCAGCCGAGAAGGAGGCCGTGGCAAAGCAGCTTGGATTCAAGAACGCGACAGAGATGCTCGCCTTCGAGAAACAAAAGCAGACTAAGCGTGAAGTCACGGTCGTACGCAAGACAGCGGGTCCGACTCAGGAGCCCAAGAAAGGCGTGGCCCCGCCTCCGCAGCGCGGCTTGTTCCAAGTGATTCAAGACGCTCTAGCTGGCAAGGTTTATTGATCCCTGAATCATAACCCTTGTAGTTCATAACCGTAATCTTTACTCTGGGAGGGGTAAGACGGAGAGATTTTGTGGACCTCATTCCAGACATCGCTAGACTCCTAGGCATCAGCCAAGCGGATACGCTCTTTTACATGGGCGTTCTCGTGGCCGCAGCTAACATCGTCTCGCGACTCATACCTGATGATGCCACTGGTCCTTTGGGCACTGTCCAGAAGATCGCTCAGTTCATCGGTCTCCATGTGGAGAATCGAGTCACAAAGGGGGTGACGACGACTGATGTGGTAAAGCAGGTGGTTGGAGTCCAAGTCACTGGTCGAGCGGAAGAAGAGATTAAGGAACTTGCGGGGGAGTCTGAGGCTTTGATTCCGCAAGTTCTCGATCCCGCACCTGACCCCGTCTTGACCCCATTTGAGCGGTTCAAAAAGATCGCCGAATCAACGCCCAACGAGGACCACCATGATGCGCGGTGAATTTATTCGGGCTGACGGACTCATAATCCCCAACAACGTCAGCCTAGCCGGAGCAGAGGTATTCCTCCGCGCGGCATTCCAAGGGGTCGCACCCACCTTCTTCGTCGGACTCGTAGCGGGAGCCCCCACTCTCGATATGACGATGACCAACATGGCCGAGCCCACGATTGGGGTCAACGGCTACCAGAGAATCCAGCTGACTCGCGATGACGACGGCTGGCCCATCGTTGCTACGAGCGCAACCGAGTGTTACGTGGAATCAGAGTTCGCTCTGTGGGAAGCGGCACCCGGCCCGTTCGACAAGCCAGTGCAGCGACTCGCACTGGTAGGGAGCGGTGTGTATGCGGTCGGGGCTCCGGTGTATGCGCTCAGCGGGTTAATGCCTGCCGAGATTATCATCGCGCCAACGACTGATGAGTCGCTCCGTAAGTTCAAGTATCGCCTGTATATTTGAGGTATCATGGCTGAAGGTCGATTCAAAGCAGCGGACATTAAAGGGCGCACGCCCGGACTTGATCCGACTCAGTCGAAAGAGCTGTTCGCTCTCGAGGGGAAGAACTATACGTTCGACTCTTTGGGGGTGAAGAGCCCGTTCGGCAATCGCCTCCTGACGCCTGTCTCATTTACGCGGCCGGAACATGCGCAAGGTGTACGACTCCGTCTTCGTGGCGGCGATCGTTGCTTCACGCTGCTCTCGGATGGTGTTCACGAGTGGGACGAGGATAAAGGTGGATTCAGAACGATCTACCAGACTCCTGACTTGTCGGTCACGCCCTACCGTTGGACTCATCAATACTTGAACGGCCAAATGTATTTCGCGCATCCATCGACGGGACTCCTTGTCCTGAATTTGGATACCGGAATTTGTGCTCCGCATGAAGACGTGGCTAAGGGAACCCTGCCCCGAATCATGGCTGTGTCGGAGAACAATGGCCGACTCGTCGTGATGACTGACGAGTTACTCGGATGGTCGGCGCCGTCAAATGGTCTGGATTTTACTCCGGGCTTTGGCGGCGCCGGCTTTCAGAAGATTGCCGAGCGAGTCGCAGGCGATCCTATCCTCGCAATGTCCTACGCGCGCGGCGTGATGACTTGGACGAGCGGTGGCATCATGCGTGCGGAGTTTACGGGCGACGTCTCAGTCTTCCGATTCCGTACGCTGAACACCGAGTATCGGCCGATCAACTCGTTCTGCATGGCGCGAGTCGACGAGGATACCGTGATCTTCCTGGATGAGCGTGGACTGTTCCAGAGTCGGGGCGAGGCTATCACGCCATACGCGCCGGTCTTCAACGAGTTCCTCATCAATTTCTTGCAGGACAACAAGTATCGGGACGGCGTGAACGTCCGACTCGAATGGGATGACCGCAAGCGTTATCTCTTCGTTAGCTATTCTGACTCGTACTCTTCACCGCTGTACGAGAAATGCTTCGTCTACTATCCACCTTTGGATAAATGGGGAGAGTTCAATGAGTCGCACTACGGCATACTCCCGTTTAGGGTCAACCGTTCGGAGCGTTCTGACGACTACTTCGGCTTTGTCGACGAGTCGGGTCGTCCTCGCTATTGGCGCGGCGGTGGAGCGCGAGAGGCACCCGTCGAATCCGCGACAAAACCCCGCACATCGAACCTTTATAGGCCCGTAATTCAGAAGCCGACTCAGTCTCTCAACGAGGAAAGTGGCATGGTCCTGTCCTCGTCGGCGAAGCTGAGTGGATTCAGCCGGGCAGGCATATCAAGGACTGAGGGCTATTACTCTGTTGGTTCAACGAGTCCTGTAAATGCAGAGTTAGTCGGTCTTGACTCCCTGTTCCGGTTCGGCCTCCTTCGGATCATTGACGATGGTCCCGCCGATGCAATGGGGGAGGTCACTTCGGTCCTCGTCCGCAGCGTTAAGTCCGGTGACTCGGACATTCTCAAGGTCGACTTCAACCTCGTACCTGATGGCACTGCGGACGAGGACTTTAATCTCTTGTTTGGATTCGAGGATAAGGGCCTCAGTCCACTCAACTATATCAATCATACCTTGGAGGTGGTTGGTACGGTAGATGGTGGTTCGGACTTCGTGCGCGAGGCTCCGACTCTAGCTACCATCTTGCCGGAAATGCGTTCGTTCGCCTGCTCGGTTCCGGGCATCTGGCATATCGTTGAGATTGGTGCGGAGTCAGTTGGGGAAGCCTATCATCTCCACACCTTTGAGTTGACTGCGACTAATGCGGGACGCTACCTATGAAAATCGAGCAGGAAGTTGGGGGCACCAAGCCGACTCAGGATGCCTATGTCGGCGCCGAGCGGCAAGTCACTGTCGATATGGACAACTGGGATATCCGTCTGCACGACGGCGAGACTCCAGGTGGCCATCCGATACTAAGCCGGGATAACAACGATGAACGCTACCAAGCCAAGTCAGAAGAGCTTGACGGAATTAACTTCACTCCTGAGAAGCGTGGATTCCTCGCCCGACTCGGTACAGGCGTATATCGAATCCGAAAGCTTCTCGTCAATGCGGAGCAGCTTACGGTCGCCAACCCCGACGGATATGGCGGCGATCCTAAACTCGGACTTGCCGATCGAATCGAAACCGATCATACTTTCGGCGGTGATATCCTCATCGAAGGTGTACTTGAGGTCGAGTCGGGAATCAATGGCGATACGGCGGGCAAGCATACTGGTCCTGTTGTTGGCGACGTTACTGGCAACCTTACTGGTGACGTCACTGGTGATGCTTCAGGGAATCACACAGGATCTTTCGCGGGTGACCTCGACGTTCGAGGCAAGGCAATTAAATTCGACGAAGGTCAGATACCTCTTGAGGCCATCGGAGGAGTCCTCGACTTCGTTCTCGACAACGCCATGCGAGTCGGCTTCATTATCATGTGGTCCGGCTCGGAGCTTGATATCCCGGAGCGCTGGGCACTCTGCAACGGGCTGAACGGGACTCCAGACCTCCGCGATAAGTTCGTGATCGGGGCTGGGGGTCTGGCTTATGAGCCGGGCGATACCGGGGGCGCTACGACTCACGACCATGGTGGCGAGACGGAACTGGGTGGCGCGCATACTCCGAGTGTCGAAGTCGGCGGTCATGCACTCACCGTCGATGAACTGCCGAGTCACAAGCACTTGAACGGTGTGGTCGACAAGAACGATAACCTGTTCAACCATGGCGGCCAGCCGGCGGTTCCTACGAAGGGTGACTCGATCGACGGTAACTCGTCCGCGGGTACGCGCGAAGGCTACACCACTGGAGTCGGTGGTGATCAGCCCCATGAGCATCCTGTGAGCGTCGACGAGGTTGCGGCTCACCGTCATCCGATCACTGATGTGAATCATCTTCCACCCTACTACGCGTTGTGCTTCATCATGCGCATCCCGACTCTCTAAGGAACTCCGGATATGGCACTCGGACTCAGCTTCGGCTCCAGCAAGAATAAAGCCACCACGAATTCGAACGCGACCAAGAACGAAACGGTTGCTTCGAATCAGAACCAGAACACCAATCAGACTCAGACTGGTTCGACCACGACCAATCAGTCTGGTTCGCAGGCGACCACCGGCGCAACCAAGGGTTCGCAGGTTTCGACTCAGCAGACCGCTGGTCAGACCACGCAGGATCAGACTACTAAGTCATTCTCGGACGTGATTCTATCGGCGCTCGAAGGTTCGACTCTGGGTGCCATTCAAGCCGCGAACTCGGCGAAGGTTGATACCTCCAACGATTTCGACGCAGATGCCTTTGTCTCTGGCGGGATGGCTAGTGCGGCTGCGAGTCAGCAGGCCCAGCTGGAGCAGAGCCTCAACGGATTATTCGATGCGTCGGGCGGCACGGCCTCGGGCAACAGCATGAGTGCCTTGCTTGCGAATCGCTTGCAGGGTGACGCTAATGCTTCACTGGCTGGTCAGCGCGCGACTCTAGCTGGGCAGGCTGCTCAGATCCAGAATCAGAATATCCAGACTGAACTGGCGGGCGCGAATCAGGTGCAAGGCTACGCGGCTCAGCTTCTGGCGGCGCTCAAGGGCGGTACGCAGGCCACGACTGGTGTGCAGGCTACGACTCAGAGCCAGACCGGGTCGCAGGATTCTACACAGCAGCAGAATCAGAATCAGACGAATACGTCGACCTCGCAACAGGATACGACGCAGTCCCTGATGTCGATCATCAATACGCTGCTGAATCAGAACACGAACACGGTCGCGACCGAAGATTCCAAGACCACCGGCAAGAAGTCGGGCGGCGGTATGTCTCTCGCACTGTAAGGATGAGTCATGGTTGGTTTGTTCAAAACGCTGGGCGACACGTTCGCGGCAGACACGCCGGATGGCACCGTTCCCACAGGGGCACCCGAATCCACGAATCTGACCTATCAGCCGAAGTATATGAAGCCTCGGCAGATGAACCGCGAGTCGGGTGGCAGGCAATTCGACGCACAGGGCAAGCCTCTCGTGGGTCGATATCCGGATGGCTCTACGCCTAAGGACTCTGAGAAGGCGTGGGGCATCAGCCAGATTCAGATCGCTACTGCCAAGCGGACGGCTCAGAAGCATGGTATCCCTTGGAGTCAGGGGAAGCTGCTGAACAACGATGATTATAATTTGCAGCTTGGCGATCTGCATATGGGCGATCTGCTCCAGAAGTACGGCGGCGATGAGCAGCTTGCACTCGGGGCTTATCACTCTGGCGAAGGCCGAGTCGATCGGGCTCTCAAGCAATACGGACGCGCAAACTTCGCGCAAGGACTCGGGCCTGTCGGCCGCAAGTATGTCGGCATGGGTAAAGGAGCAAGTGGAATGGCTGGCAGCATGCCGACTCCCGTTGAAGTCGAGGATATCACTAAGGTCCAAGCTACGCCCGGTGAGAAGGCGGCGCTCGGTCAGCCCTATCAGGGAGTCGGAAACCCATTCGACACCGCAGGCGCGGTCAAGGCGGTTGATCGCGTGCAGAGTCGTGCGTCCCTCGCTGACGCCATCCTTGCGCAGGCCACCACCGAGAGCCAGGCGATCCGCAAGGACCAGTTGCAGCAGATCGACTCGACTGTCGCTGCGAAGAAGAAGCTTTACGAGCATGGCGAAGAGACGACGAACGCGCTGATCAATGCTGCGACTCCGATCTTTCAGCAGCGGAAGCAGATTCTTGAGCGTCGCAAGGAAGTGGCCGGCTCGAATCCGTTCGTCGCTATGGTCAAGGGAGTCATCGACCCGGACTGGAACTCGGATGCTCTGGAGTCTCGCGACAACCTCTTGAAGGCGGACCTGAGTCTGCTCGACGAGGAATACACGCACCAGAACAAGCTGCACGAGAACCTGATCGGACTCGCGACCGCCAAGAACGCTGACCAGAACGTGCTCTACAACGCGCAGCTGGGCAATCTCGGTGAGGACGTGCGACTCGCGATCCAGTCCTACGAGATGGGCGGCGCTCTGCTCGACGCGGAGATGACTCCGTTCAAGACTGACTCGGCATTGCTTGCGGCTCAGACTCAGCAGCGCGGCAATCTGCTCTCGACGGCTTCGACCGGCCAGATCAACGAGATGCTGATGCAGGCTGATGCTTCCGATAATGGAATCGTCGAAGTGCAGGGTATGCCAATCGGAAAGCAGATGCTTCTTGAAGAGCAGAGTCGTAGGCAGGAACAGGGTTACCATATGGGTGCCTTGAAGCTCGGACTCATGCAGCAGAACCAAGCTCTCGTCGACACCGCGCAGGAGAAGGTACTCAAGACTCTGAATCTGGATCAGGTTCGCGAGGGTATCGACAATGGAGGTATCATCGACGGAGTCCAGTTCGACGTGGTGAAGCTTGGCGCTCGTGCTCAGCAGCTGCGCGAAGTCAGTCAGGGTCAGGCGCAAGACTCGATCATGGCGACCGCTGGCGGTCAGTGGGCTTCGACGGTCAACAACTTCACCGGCACGACGCATGGTTATGCCCTCCGACTCGGGTCGATGTTTGGCACAGTTCCGGACCAGTTCCAAAACGAGTTCAAGATGCAGACTAACCGGATCATTCAGGTGAGTCAGCAGATCAAGCAACTCGCTGCGAGTGGGCAGGATGAGGCGGCACGCCAGTTGGTTGCTGCGACCATGCCCGAGTTGCAGCAGATGACCGAGCGCCGCGATAAGCTGGTTGATGAGATGACGACTCGCTGGGCTGGCGGAAACGCTGACCTCAAAGCTATCGGTATTTCGTGGGCGCAGGGGACTCAGGTGGAACCGGGTGCTGCTATGCGCGGACTCGTCTATATGGCGCGCAATGGTGCGCCAGCTGGCATGAAGTTCCAAGGCACCGCGGCCAAGGTGTTCCAGACCGTTCGTGCTGCGACTCAGGCATGGGATGCAAAGCAGACTGGTGAGGACGCGCTCAAGGGTACGGCTGGGGATCGCGACAATGCTCTGATTCAGCAGATTGCTGGACGGCTGGGCGGCGTGTTCAACTCCGAAATGCTGACGAAGACTCTGGTCGATGCACCTGTCACGGCTCGCGCGGTCAAGGTCAACGGCAAGGTTCACCCGTTCTCGCTGGTGAGTCAGGAGGCTATGAGCACGGCCATTCAGCAGGGTGATGAGCGCGGCTATTCGGTCGCCGCTCAGTACCTTGGACTCAACGATCCCAAGGTGGTGAAGCAGATTCTTCGCGAGGGTGAAAAGGGTGCAACTTGGCAGGGCTTGGTCAAGGGACTCCCGGACGACAAGAAGAACTTCGGTATGCTGGGCGAGGCTCTCAAGGCTGGGCAGATGCAATCGACGTTCCAGATCCTCGACTCGTATCGCACGGACAACATGCCTGCCGCGCCCTCGACCATGTTGAAGGACCTGATGAATCGTCCCGAGTTCTACGAAGGCACCAAGAATCAGGGGCTGATCGAAGAGCGCGGAACGATGGGCGGATTCGTTGCGAGTGCAGCGGCTTCCGGCGGGTTCGGCAACGAGGTCCAGAACTTGGTGAAGCGGGCGAATCAATCGTTCGTAACCTATCGCGCGCAGACTGCCAAGTCCGTCGCAGTCAAGGGTGAAGCTCTGCGGAATCAGCCGATGGCTCGGTTCGCATTCATGGTTAAGGCAATCCCTGGACTCACGGATGCAGACGAGGCCCATCTGCTTGGAGCCGTCAAGGCTGCTATCCCTGCTGAGTCGACAGGAGTTGGCATCCTCGATTCTATCAACCGCAGCCAAACGATGGGGCAAGCGGACTCGCAGACTGGCCGGGCTGGCTGGAAGGCAATCGAGTCCACCATCCTCAACGGTAAGTTCGAAGACCCCCGCGCTGAGGCACTTCGCAAGAAGGTCGCTAAGGACTGGAGTCTTTTCCATGAGTCGACCGAGAAGCTCGCAAACTCCTCGTGGTTCGGAGGTAATTGATAATGCCATATGCAGGTGATGGACTCGAAGTCTTCGGCACAGACGAGGATCGGACTGGTACGGTTTCGATTGGGGCCGATCAGGCCGTAGCCGGAGTCATGCAGACTGAGAGCTACAACCCTCTGACTCAGGTGCTCGGCTATGCCATTGGCGGCGCAGTCGATCTGGTCGATACGGTTGGCTCGAGTCTGCCGGGCTTCAGCAGCGCAACTGACTGGAACCGCGAAGACCTGAATCATGCGGCTGTGGCATTCGCTGGGAGTCCCGGCGTCGCCAAGTGGTACGAGCAGAATAAGGGCGGGCTGGAGGTTGCCTCCGGAATCGCGGGTGTGGTGGGCGCAGAGCTGATCGCCCGGCGGTTCACCGCGCCTGCAAGCGCCTTTATGGGTGCCATGCGTTCGACTCCGTACCTGCGCAGGATCGCAGTGCTGGATCGCGAAGCCGGCGCTGCGCTCGAGACTGTGAACGCTCTGACTCGGGTAGCTGCCAGTCGCGGTATCTCGGGAACGGCTATGGCTCGTACCGAGGCGACTCTACTCACGAGCGCGGCAGGCCCCATCATGCCCACGGCGTTCGCGCGCTCCAAGGAACTCTGGAAGGCCAAGGGCTTTGCCGGACTCGCAGGCGTGCGTGATGCTGCGGCGACCGAAGCGGTGATGGCTCTCGGGCTCAACCAGAACGGGTTCCTCTACGACGAGTCGATGGCTTACAACCTCGCGTTTGGCGCGATGGGCCTCGGTATTGGCGGCGGGATTCAGGCGTTCTCGATCGGCTACAAGGCTCGGAAGTTTGCCAACTCCGACTTAATGCGGCGGGCTACCGCTGATGCTCTGGACCCCGAGGGCGTGGGTGCTGGCCGACTCGGATGGAAGGGTCTGGCCACGAGCTTGGGCGGGAAGGGTGAACTCAATCCGGGCGATTGGCTTGCGGGCTCGATCACTGACCGAATCAGCGACCTCAACGTCAACATCTCGAAGCTGCGTGAGAGCCCGACTGGACTTAGCTCGACGGATAACCCGCAAGTCCTCGCCGCTCAGCGCAACAAGCTGGCGAATGAACTCGGTTCGCAGATGACGACCGATCTGAATCGCGTTACCTCCAAGGGGATTTCGACGAATGGACAAACGCGGTTTAATCAAACGGCCCAGCCCTATTGGAATCATACGAGGCAGTTGCTCGACCGCGATCCTTTTGCACTCCAGAACGCAGAGATGCTCGGTGGCGTTCCCGATAACATCGGAGTCCGGGATATCACCGACGCCCATTTCGACCGCGTCGGGTCGTACCTTGAAGAAACAGAAACGAAAATCCAAGACCTGATGGAGAAGCAGGCTGCGAAGGGTCTGACTCCGAAACAGAAGGTTGAGTTCGAGACCGCCCAGAGTCTGGCCAAGCGCCTGCGGTATGAGCAAGAGCTGACTCCAATGGTCTCGGTCGACGGCGAATGGATGCCGCTCAGCGAAGGCGAGTCGATCAGCAAGTGGGTCGAGCCTGAGATTATCGTTAAGCGTCAGGACTCTAAGACTCCGGGTGCCTCGGTCTTCCTCGAAACCAAGTCTCCCGTCAAGGGCGGTGGCGTCACGCTTGACTCGAACCTCTCGCTCACCTTGCCCGGCGGCAAGTCGCTGGAGAAGGCTGACTTGTTCGACGTCATGCGGGGCTGGCATCTGGCCGACAAGATGATTGACTCGCTGGGGCAGGACACCATTCGAATCGCACTGCCGGCTAAGCCCACGTGGTTCCAGCTGGACGTAGCCGAAGAGATGATGCGCCGCAACGCCAACGCAGAAATCGTCTACCCCGGCAAGATGACTCGCGAGTCGGCTCAGGTTGAGAGCTTCGTCCAGAAGGCCAAGAGCATCAAACAACTCGGCGCGCTTGATCTGCATAAGGCAATGAAGGCGAACGAGAAGGGACTCAGCTACTCGGCTCAGCTGTCGCAGGCGCGCATCCGGTTCAACCTCCCGAAGCTCTCGGCTTACGAGCGTGGACTCAGCGGCTCCGAGCAATCGCCAGTCGATATGCTGCTGCGTGGTATGGGCGAGGTCGATGAGGCGACGCTTCGTACTCTGACTCCGCAGGACCTCAAGGAAGGAATCGCGCAGTTCCGCCGGATTGACGACGTGGTTGATGCGACCGCGAACGACGTCAAGAGTCTGATGGGCAACGCCTTCAAGTTCGGCAAGGGCGAGAATGGCGAGACTCTAAAGCCTCTGGTTGGCATGTTCCGCAAGTTCAGCCCCGAGCAGTGGAGCGTGGATCACGTCGCAGAACGGATGGCGAATCGCAAGGCCCGCACCGTCAACGTGCTGACTGCGAATCCCAACGCTCCGATGACGAAGGGTATCACCGAGTCGATCATCAACTCCGCTGACTTCGAGTTGGTCTCGCGGCCGGATATGCTCAACGACTTGCAGATTCAGGGTTCGGTCTTCGGCTCGATGCCGGGTACTGGGCCTGGCGCTTTGAGTCGGACTGTGAAGACCTCGGAACACATCGCCCGAGATACGCCCGGTCTGCTGGCGGCCATCCGTCTGCGTGATACCGTGTCCCGAATCACTCGGGACAACATGCGCACGACCATCGAGACTGCGTTCGGCGATACTCTAAAGGTGTTGAACAACGGGCGGAATCAGAGCAGCAAGCTTTTGCTCGATCAGTACCACTCGCTGCGTTCTGGCTGGGATGTGGAGAAGGAGTTCGTCAAGACGGAGGATGGCTTCTGGGCGACTCGGCTGGGTGATACCGAAGGGAATCGCGAGCGGTGGAAAGCCGTCTATGGCAAGGAGATGCCGGTCACGAAGGAGGGAGTCGGTCCGATTCTCCAGTCCTACGAGGGCCGTCCGATCGTCCTCGATGATCTCGCAAAGGATATTCAAGAGCGGTACGGGGCCGTCACTGAGCAGCTGATTCGGGAGAAGAACTCGCTCCTGAGTTCGCAGGCTCGCAGCCAAATCAATCTGCAGAACCACTTCGTTCCGAGTCCAGACGTGCAAGGCAAGCACATCGCGTTCGTCGTTGGCCCGGATGGCAAGACCGTTCCCGGATTCAGCGTCGTCGAGGATACGCAGGCTGGCTTCGAGATTGCTATGAAGCAGTTGGAGTCGCGCATCAAGGAACTGCCCGGCAACGGCATGGGCTATGTGACTCGGACTCAGGACGATATCCGCAAGTTCACTACCATCTGGGATCGTGCGGATATGGAGATGTTCGACCCTAACATCACTGCGATTCAGCCGGGTAAGAAAGCCCGCGGTGCGTTGGTCGGGCGCGAGGTCAAGACCGATGCTTTTCAGAACTCGCTGCGATACTTGCAGGATCAGTACCTGAATCATGGCAACGATATCATGCAAGTCCTGCTGCGCGAGCAGATCGACGGAGCCAAGGCGCGCGCCGCCATCAGCACGTCTGTAGTCCGGGACGCTGGCGGAAAGGCTGAGCGATTCCGTTCGGTGCATGACTACTATCTGGAGAACCTGCTGGGTCAGGACAAGCTGACGAATCCAAGCAGCTTGGTCGGTCCAGTCTTCAAGGGTGCGGAGAAGGCAATCGACAAGGTGCTGGAGGGCGCGAGCAACAACGGCGCAGTCGTCTGGGATATGACGAATCGCTGGTTCCGCGAACGCTGGGGCAACTTCACCGGCAAGGAGACTGAGCAGGGAGTCAAAGACTTCAACGCGCTTTCGGAAAAGCTCGGCGACTACATGCCATTCGCGAGCGCGCAGGAGATGACTGCACGTAAGTTCGCGGGCGTCGATCCCATGACCACGGCCAAGATCACCAGCGGAGTCAATCGCTTCTCTGCGGCGATGATGTTGCGAATCATGGAAATCGGTCAGCCGATCATGAATATGGCGGGCATCATCAACGCCATGCCATCCGTGATTCGGCACTTCCAGCCTTCGATCGGCGAGTCGACGGCCGACTACGCGGCGCGGATCGGTCACTCGGCTACCATCTTCAAGCTGGATGATGGCCGGGCTATCGGAATCGCGGACATGGCCAAGATCGGCAAGCGCTCGTTGCAGCGTGCATGGAGTCGCAAGAGCCATCCGGACTATGACTTCATGATGAAGCGCGGCTATCTCTCGCAGGAAGTCGCGGAGTTCCAGAAGCAGTTCGGCGCGATCAATACTCCCGGCGCGAGTCGCGAGTGGATGGGCAAGATGGTCGATCATCTCTCGATCCTGTCCGATCGGTCGGAAGACCTGAGCCGTAGCTGGGGCCACATGGTTGGACTCGAGCTGGCTGATATCCTCAAGATCGAGGGTATGGAAACCCGTCACGCGTTCGCGCATGATATGGCCAACAAGATGATCGCCAACTATAACCCCGCGAATCGGCCGGAGGTTTTCCAAGGCGCGCTCGGTGCTCCGTTGGGCCTCTTCCAGTCGTTCGTGCAGAACTACTATCAGCGACTCTTCAGGTATATCGAGACGAAGGATGCACGAGCTTTCGCTACACAATACGCCACGCAGTCAGCGCTCTTTGGCATCACTGGACTCGCAGGCTACAAGGAGCTTATGGGTACAGTGGAGGCGGTGTCGGGGGCAGATGAGCATCCCGCTGGTGGCTTCCTCGGCCATGGACTCCTAGGCCAAATCCCTGCACTGTTCGGTGGGTCGGCGGTTGACTTCTCGTCGCGCGGTGACACGAGCGTCCGGGTTCCTGGAGTCGGGACTCAACAGTTGCCAGGTATGGCTGTCGCCAGCAAGCTCTATGAGGGCGTGTCTGCCGCACTCGGACTCTTCCTTGGCGATAACCCGAATCTCACGGCTACTCAAGTCGCTGAGGTTCTCTCGAACACACTGGCGAATCGGCCGATCTCAGGACTCATCGAACAGTTTGGGGCCGGTGGCCTTGACACTGACTCGTATGGGCAGGTTGTCTCGGAGAGCCGGGGCTGGATGGAGCAGGTCTATCGTGGACTCGGCTTGCGATCGCAGCGGCAAGCGCAGGAGTTGGAGGCTTACTACTCTGACAAGAACGCGATGGAGCATAAGTCCGCGCTCGACGACAGGCTTCGTACCTCGACTCGGGCTGCGATGCGGGAAGGAAACTTCGGAAAGCTGCCGACAATCTTCGAGTCGTACCTCAACAACGGCGGTGATCCGAAGCACTTCAAGCGTTGGATGAAGGAGAACTATGAGGCGGCAACCACGACTCGCGCGGAACGCCAACTCGAAAAGCTCCTGAAGAACCCGGCTTACTTCGATCGGGCGCAGCGCATGATGGACATGGGAGTCAGCATCGACGCGAACGAGACGTACTCGGACGATGACATGAACGCCATCATGGGGCAAACAAAAACCCTGCTGGACGATTACTACGACCAGCAGGGTTCTGAAGGGACTCAGATTCCAATGGAAGACCCGGAGTCCCCCTTTGGAATGTAGTTAAGCGTCGCGGGTACGCAGGCCCAGCCTGAACTCCGACTCATCCAGAAGACGAAGCTGAAGCCGGCAGTCCTCCAGAGCAACGTGTGGTACGATATCGTCGTGCTTTACGTCGTTCGGAGTGACGCCGGCTTTCTTCATGAGAGTCCGGAGGTCGCTGACCCAGCTGTACTTCCACGGCTCGATCTCGCCGACCATCTGAATCAAATCCTCGATGATGACCACATCGAACTGCGGCCCCTTCGCGATGATCTCGATCGTGCCGTTGCTGAGCAGAGCCTGCTGAATCACCATATCAACCTTGCGGATGAACGAGCGAACGAATGCCACGAGTACGTCGTAGTCGCCGCCCTGATTCTGTATGAACTTGGCACGTGCCGACTCGCCGGCCTGGGTCAGCCACCAGATGATCGTGTCTGCGTCGATGCGACGGCCCATGTTGATCTGAGGTTGGAGCGGAAGGTAGAACGAGTCATAGCTGATGATATCGTTCAGGTCTTCGGACGGCGCCGCGATGAAAGCCAGCTGAGTCACGACCGCATTGGGCGACTTGGCGAGGGTCTCGATATCGACCATGATGGTGACGTTGAAGGGTACGACTTCGTTGGAGGTCAGTGCTGCAATGCTCGAGTCGGTCATGTTCTTTTCCTTTGAAGCAGTTTCATCATAGCATCCTCGGTGTCTTGCTTCGTATACACCGCGGAGACCAGCTGTTGTCCCGTAGAACTCCCGCTGACTCGGAGTTGGCCGACCCGGATAAGGTCATTAACGACCTCACTGATATCCCGACTCGACGCATCTCTGTGGAACATTGCGATGATGGCCTGCATCGAGAGCGGGCCTTGCTCAGCGCGAAGCTGTTCCAGAATCTCTTGCTTGAGGACGGCCTGCGGATTCATGCCGAACTCGCCAAGCGCCTCAGTCATGCCTAGCTCAGTTGCCGCTAGGATTCGGTGGGCTTCTTCGTAGTCTGTTCTAGTAATGCAGAGGCTTCCATCTCGTGTGGCAGCCAGAACCATTGCCAGTTTGATGAGATGAGTATAACGCCGTTCCGCATAGTAGGCAAAGCGCGAGTCAGAGACTCCAATGTCATACCCGTACAAGCCCTCGGAATAGGCTCTCCCGTCAGGTGTCTCGTCGAAGGGTCCGTTATGGTTGGAGTAGATGTCACTGAGTCGGTCCTTGATCTTCCCAACGAGTCCGGCATCAGGTGCGCGGGGACGCGGTATCTCTTTATACTTCTTCGCCCCATAGACTAGCACCATTCGCGAGAGGAATCCCTGCCCGCCCGCTGCTGGTGGCAAAGAGAGGTTGAGACTGGTTGGAGTCGTAGCTGACAGCATGTTCATCAGCGTCTTCTTCATCACGATGTTGGACGTCCGAGTCTTATACTCATAGTCCTCCCCATCGTAACGCTCCACTAGGAAGTCGAGCATGGAGAGATTGTTCTGCCCGATGAATCGCGAGAACTCGCTGGCCGCTGCTGCGATGTGATGCTTGTCTGCCTCTGCGACTTCGGCCATCTCTGGCGTCTCAGGGATATTGGTGATATCCGCCAAGTCAGTTAGACTCGCAATGGTATTCTCGCGCGAACCCAATTCCGCTGCGCCCAGATACTCCTTCGCGTGATCTTCCTCCGAACCCTGCATAGCAAGGACGAGTCCCTGCCTCTGCCCTCCGGTGTCTGCCGGGGCAAAGCGTACGCCGGTGGAATCCTTAAGGAGTCGGCGAGCCATCGACAGAGCGGTGGACTTGCGACTCGCGGGACTGCCGACGATCAGGACGTACTGGTTGGGGAACAGATCGAAGGTGCCGAATGGCAGCCAAGTCCTTCGCCCGAGTGCAGCAGAGATTGCCCAAAGCGATGACCAGATATGGAAGACCCGAGGTGACTCAGTGTCTTCCACCATCTGCAAGTAATCGTTGAGATACTCTGTCTCGAATAGTTTTTGAGACACAAATCCACCGATCGACTTAGAGCTTCCAACCTAGATTGACGATTCGAGCGTAGACTCGTTGCGCCTCGACGGTCTTCCAGTTCCATTCAGTCGACTCGTTGTAGTAGTCATCGTCCATCAGCCGCGTCGCATGATGATAGACGTACTCGCGCGAGTCGTTAGCGAAGTTCTTGGTCGGTCGGTGACAACGCGCGATGAAGAAGTTCTCGCTGCCGGCCCATTGGATCAGCGGATCGACTTCACACTGGAAGCCGCAGTCGCGAATCAGAAGCAAGCCGTGGAACTCAGCGTTGCGTTCGATCAGGAGCTTGGCCATGACGCTGATTCCGTAGGTCGGCTTGAGAAATTTCTCGCTGACGTCGATCATCAGTTGCCGACCTGTGACTCCAAGTTCGGAGAACTCGGTCGTCTTGAACCGCGCGTAGTCCGGTCCATCCAAGTCACCCTTGAAGTCCACCGCTGCATACGCGATCTTGCGGAGCGGCATCGAGAGCGACTCGAACTTGACTGGAATATTGTGAAGGTTCTCGATGACCCCTGCCAGCCCTTCGGCGAGTGAATCCTTGCCGCTCTCAGGCGGACCGTTGAATCCAACAATATACATGCGATCGCTTTCCCGAAAAAATTACAGAGAAAATTTGGGGAGCCAAGATCGCTCCTGACTCCCCACCCTGGCGCGACCCGAGGGATTACGCGAGCGTCGCCTTGAGCGCGGTCAACTCGACGAGGATCTGCGCGCAGGCAGCCGGACTCATCTCGTCGAGGAACGCACCCTTCTGGCCCGCCTGACCGCCCGGACGAACGCCGGTGCCGCCCTGACCACCATCCGGATTCGGGATGAGAGCAATGAGCAGGTCGATCTTGGCTGCGGGGGTGCCGGCTGCGGCATAGTCATTGACGGGCTGGATTCCAGAAAGAGCAGACATAGAAAATCTCCTTGGTTCAGGCTGCTTTGAGTCGCCCGATGATCGCATCCAGATCGTGAGGATTGTTGCCCTTCCATTCGATTGAGGACTTGCCCCAACGAAGGCTGACTTCGGCCTCAGTCTTGATTCGAACCTCGCGCCCATGAATGATGACAGGTCGATTCATAACATGCAACATGTTACGTGCGGCCTCCTTCCAGCGAGGGTGCCGGGTGTCGTATTGAGTCAGGAAGCTATCGTGAACCTGAAGCATGATCGAGAAACCATGCGACTCATGATTCATCTTGAGCGGCTGCTCGTACCGATCTGGATTCGGCCCGTCTCGGAAAACCTGAGGCATGTAGCCGTGGTCAACCTCGTACATGACTCGGTTCATGTTGCCCGCGGTGGCAGACTGACCGATAAACGCAGTGGCCTCACGTTGGGTTCCGTTATCCTTGGGATTTCCGAGGAACTGCCGGGTGATTCCGAAGCAGTTGGTGATAGCTCCGTCACGCATGAGCATATCGGCGATCTCTTGATACCAGCCGCGCTTCGTGAGTCGCGGGTACTTCTTGCGATACTTCGCCATGAGTTCTGCGCAAAGATTAACGAGTCGCTCCTCCGACCAGCTACCCGCATCTGGATTCCCAAGCAGTTCAGCGATCGAAACGACGGCCTCACGACCCATTGTAACGTAGAGAGTGAAGCCCGCCATTTGGAAGTTGGTGCCATGGACAACGCGCTTAGCATTCTGACGGACTCCTTTGATCGGATGGATGACCCAATCCTCTCCCGCCTTTTTACCCGCGACGATCGAGTCATAAGGGATGCCATAGAACAACTCACCGTGTACCGCGTGACCGTCTCGACCAGACTCAATCACGTCGATCTTGTTTTGATCCTGAGACTCGTAGCCGATGAACACGTCATCCGATTGGCTGAAGTCGAAGTCAATGAAGATGTGGTCTGGCGACTCAGGAACTAGCCAGTCCTTGTACTTTCCTCGAATATTCTGGCCATTTCCTCCATCCCAGAAGTTGGATTTCTTGGAGCTGAATCGAGTAGTCTCCGTACCCGTTGCACCCAGCGCGGTTCGGAAGCGTCCTGTTGGAAGGAATAGGCCGCCGCGCACACCGTAAGGTCGACTCGGGTCGGTATAACCAAAGAGATTCGAGAGCTGGACTCGTGGCTCAAGGGCTGACTCAATCGTTTCGATGATTGCACGGAAGAGGGGATGCTCGGTCTTGGCCATCTTCATCGGCAGCTTGCCGCCAGACGGAGCATTGACTCCCTTCTTGGGTTTGGATTGATCGACTAGCTTACCGCGAGCCGTCCGTTCTCTGAGTCCGAACAGATTGTAGAGCAAGTCCTTCTTGTGATCCGACGAGGACACGTTGAAGTCTGGCTCGTCAAGCATGGACTGAACGAACTGATTCGCTTCTGCCATCTCTTCTTCGAGGATGATTCGGTGATAGTCCCGGCGCGCGAAGTCCACCTTGATTCCGCGCATCGAGATTGCCAGACCCGAGTAGACTCGCAGCATTGCATCCTTGAAGTTCTCCAGCATCTTCCGGTTCTTCGGAAGAGTCAGAAGCTGCAAGAGATACAGCGTGTTCATCATCGTCCAGTAGCAGTCGAGCGCGTTGTATCGCCAGTACCCTTCGAGGTCGCCGATTCCAGTCTCGTTCTCCTGCCCCTTGATATCGTCCTTCCAATACTGGTAGGAGTCACAGAGGATCGAAGTGATGAAGTCGAGCCGCTTGGGCAATTCCATATAGATGGACCACCACATATACTGCGAGTCGAGGAAGTAGTTCTTGGACGGGGCGCGATCGCGGATGCCATAACTGGAATCATACGCACCGTTCTGCATCGTCTTGATTGCATCACAGGCATTGACTTCGACAATCAGGGACCACGCAACCAGATGATCTTCCTCGGACCAGAAGCATCCCGACTCGGAGTAGGGATCTGTCAGTGGAATAACGAAGGTTCTAACCGACCCATCACTATGTACGCCAGTATATCCTGCGCATGTGATCTGTGGAGGATAATTCCCGGTTTCGATATCGTGGCTAATGACCACGGAATCAAGGAGGAACCTTCGAGCCGCGAACAAATCATCGAGCGTCCGACAAACACTATAGACAAATGGTGGGAGCTTGCGTTCCCGGCCATGATAGTATCGACCGACTCGCTGCCAGTCCCAACTAAGAGTCTGCGCACCATCTTTGATCTGGTAAGGTTCCTGGGTATCTTTGTCGCCATCTTCGTTCTCAATGATTCGTGAGTCGACTCGCTGGTGGATTGCCGTGATCGGCAAAACGACAATGATGCGATAACCATTGTACTCGTAGACTCCACCACGCATCTTCTCCAGAGTCGAGCCCTTGATATCGCCGTTAGTCAGGACACCAAGGCAGGCTTGATCCGACACAACTACGAGGTCAGGTTTGATGGCGTTGAGTCGAGCGTCGAACGCCCGTTTAATCTCGTCGAGTTTGTCGATATCGAACTTCCAAGTCGTCTCGTTCCCGTACTTCTTCAACGGATTCTTGACGAGATTGTAGATGTTCGTCATCAGAACTGCGCCGCTTGGAATCGCAGCCTTCTTGAGTAGGTTCTGGAAGGCCGGCTTATATCCGTCCGAGACTCCGAACTTGTCTGTCACGTATAGAATGCGGCCTGCCATTATTCTTCCTCTGAGTCTGGGGTTTTGCCGAAGATGTTACCGCACTTGCCGCAGGTGAAGTAGCTTCCGACTCCACCACCGGCCAGCCCGTAACCGCCCTCGCAGTTGTCAACCGTCTGATCCGGGTGGAACGAGCAATGCTCCAACAACGCAGCCGGTCGAATCTCTGACGAGTCCAGATGGATGCCAGCGTTCTCGGCTTGCTCGACCAACACGCCGAGCGATCCGCTAGGGATTTTCGAGTAGTCAATCAGCGGTTCGGAGTCGAGCTTGTAATCGCCATCACCCGCCGCAACCTTCTCGGCATAGTCATGGAGCGGAGTCAGGCTCACACCTACATCATCCCATGGATCGTAAGGCGGATTCCCGAATGCGATGACGGCATCGAAGTCTGGCTCGCGGAAGTTATTCGACTTCAGAATCTTGCCGATCGGCTTCTCGGGATCATAGCCGGGCTCACCCTGCAAGTAGCCTGGAGTCACGCCGTTGATGATCGGCTCGCCGTTGTCATCGAGCTTGGTCATGTTCGACTCGTTCGCGACATGCGTGGCATAGTTCAGATTGAACCCGTGCCAGTGAGCGCAGAAGTGATTGACCACATCGACGTCGGCGAGTCCATCACAGATTTCCTTAGGATTCAACGGATGATCCGTCGCTTCCACCTTGAAATACTGAGCCGACTTATCCATGCCGGGGATAAAGTCGATCGCCACGCGGAGTCCGAGTCCCTTTACGGCGTACTCAACCGCCTCTTCGAGGAGCAAGGAACCCAGGAGTACGCGGACGTCTGCTGGCAACTCCATCTGGAACTCGCTGTTCACCGGCCGCTGATTCGCCAGCTGAAAAAACCGTATCTTCTGTCTCGTGTCCATGTTTTGACTCCAAGTCATGCTTCGTATAGTAGTCGATCAGGTCGCGTCGGCTACGTGGGAAGAGTCGCTTATGAGCACGATGGTTCGACACAGGACCGAGCCCGGCTGCTGCCAATGACTCGCAATGCTGATACCAATACTCCTGCAACTCAAGCTCTGTCAAGTGAGTCCCCTCAATCGGGGTATCTCGACCGATGGTGAAGTCACCCATCTGATTCTCCTTAGTTGAGTCATGCTGCATAGACCTGTCAGCACCGGAGCTAGGTGGCTAAGACTCCGGAGATTTCATCATCACGCAAAAATGAAGCTGCCAATTACCAGCATGACTCAACGAAAGGGCGGGAGGGGGCGCCGTCTTTGCTGTTCCCTCCCGCCACGATCAGGCTAGATTAGTTCTTGCCCTGCTCGAGTCGCAGACGAGCGTAGCCGGGGTGGCTCGGATCGTCCTTGTTCTTCTGCTTGGTGATCTTGCCGGTGAAGGTGTGATCCTTCGCGTTCTCGACGATGGCGCCGAGCTTGCCGCTGGAATCCTGGCCGATATCGGTGATGAATGCGCGGACTCGGCCGATCGCCTTCTTCACGTCTTCTTCCGACTTACCGGGGTAGATGAAGAACCGCTCGGTGTGTTCCTTGTTCACGTAGTCGTCGGCGTTCTTGCCGGGCTCGAGAATCGACTTGACTTCGAGGATCTTGAGTCGGAACTCGACCTTGAAACGACGCTCGCCGTCCTTGGTGTCCTCAGTCAGTTCGGTCGCGGCCACGATCCAGTCGTAGATTCCAGCCGGCAGATCGAGAAAGCGTACCTCTTCGATATCGCTGACGTCGATGTTGGCCAGATCGGCAAGCGAGAAACCCGAGTCGAGATCGTTGGTATCAACAGTCATGTTGTAGTCTTTCAGTTAGGTTACAGTTGGGCTCGGTTATGGCACCGAGTCAGCCTCCCTTGAAGAGTCCCGATAGACCGGGTGCTTTAACCTCGGTCGTCTGAGTCCCATCAAGAATCTGTGGAGCGGCTTCCACCATCTCGCCCGCTGGAATGATCTTCAGCCAATGCTCAATGTCTTGGTTGCCGTCTGGAATCGAACCGCCAATCTGCTTGACGAGATTAGCGAATGAGTATTCCTCGACAGATTTGACTCCATCGAAGTGCCCGCCAGAAATCCTGTCCTGCCGCAGCGTGAAGTTGAGTCGGCGTTCCTTCCCGCTCGGACTAATCTCCATCCATGCCACGTCGGTCAGGTACTTGGACATAAGCATACCATGCGGACGTGAGGATGACTTCGGAATCATTTTGGTCCAATCGACGATCATCTCCGTCTCTTTGATATCCTGAATCCGCTTGCCCTCGGGAGCAGTCTTGTGCTGGTACTCGTCGGGGTGGCAGATCAGAATCACATGGCAGGCGATCGACCGAATGATCTGGAGGATGGCTGTGCCGCGTGCGCCGGTGGACTGGTAGACGTTACGCATCTGACTCGTCGAGGCAGTAGCAAGATCGAGCCCATTGGCGATCGCTGCTTCCTGTGCCATCGACTCAACCAGCGAGGTCCAGCTGTCGATCACAAGTACGACGTTCTCGTCCAGCTTGCCCGGCTTGATCTCCCAAACCTCATCCGACTTATCGCTGCGCTTGGCAGGCTCCTGAGTCCGGTCGTTCCACCGCAGCGTGATCTGCGAAGTGAACTCCTTCATGATTCGGATGAACTTGGGATCGCGCATACCACCATTGATGATATCGCCCATCTCCATCAGGTAGATACGCTTTTGAATCTCTTTGTCCAGCGTGGCCAGAGTCTGAGTCGCAACGTCACCATTCAGGTAGAGCACGTTGAATCCAGCCCGCGCTGCCTCACCTGCGTAGTGAGTCTTACCGATCTTGCCGTCGCCGATAATCATCAGCTTGACGAGCTTCTTGGCTGGCGGGGCTTGGTCCATACGTGGCATCAGGTAGTTCCTTGAGTCGGTAGGTTGCGTTGACTTTGAAATAGATCGGATGACCTCGATACAGCGTAGCTTTTGCTAACACGTAGAGTCGATCATGCGCTACGATCCACGGCTGAACTTTGTACCGCCGCTTATACGATACGTGAATCAGCTCAGGAGGATCATTGGAGCGACGCGCTTGTATTCCTCTCTCGGAGCTGGGAGTCCGCTTGCGGCCGCTTCCCTTTCGACTTCCGACCATGCCTTTGCAAACTCCGATGGTGACTCAAGCTGGTAGAGAAACGCTACCGTCTTGGCCAGTTGCTGATAGTGAGTCTTCTGCCACGGGTAGATATCGAGCAGACCGAACTGCGTCTCCTTCTCATCCATGATTCCGCCGACCCGCTCAAGCTGCTTCTGCGCCATGAGGTAGAAGTACCAGCACGCCTGACTCCGCATGTCCGAAGACAGATGACCCTTGGGCTGGGTATGGTCAGGGAAGATCGGCGGAGTCAGCGTGATCTTGTGGCGCTTAGTGGGATCGAACGGGGGCATGTGAATCCTCGTAGACTTCATCGCAGTGATGGCACTTGCGGAACTTGACCTGCTTGCCGTAGTGGCGGAAGCTCATGCCGACTCCGATATACTCACCGTAGCCGTGAGCGCCGAAGAAACATTTGATTCGCTGCATCATGACACTTTCCTCGCGATCTCGCTCAGCGTGTTCCACTGATTCGCACTAGGGTTCCAAGGCGACACGCCCAAGTCAACGTCGTCGTCACGACCATCGAACTTCTCGCGCATATCGTCGGCAAACTTCTGCTCCCAATCATCGAGATGATTCCGGAACTTCTCACACGCTTCCAGTTTCTTAACGAACTGGCTACGCATATTCGAGTCGGCAAGGTTGGGCAAGGTCAGTCTCCTACATTCAGAGTCGCTTTGATCCAAGGCTCGAAGTCATCCTCGACAATCTGCCCGTCCATTCCAAACCATGCGAGCAGCCCCTTGTAATCGCGGGACTGGCAAGGCTCAAGGAATCGACAAGGCGAGTTGTAGAACATGCAACCCGAGTCAGTTCGCGGGAAGTAATCGGCACCGATAAACTGTGCGATCTGCTGGAACTGAATCACCTTGTTCATTCCCCATTCCTGAATGTCGAGTCCAGTCTTGAGGAACTTGTAAAGGTTTACCTTGGGTTCAAGCAAGTCGATGTAGCAATCAAAGTAGATGACCTCGAACGACTCAACAGGCTGGCCGCTCACATGCTCGACGACGATACCGTAAGGCACCTGCTGTCCATCAAACTTGAACTTGCCAGTGGAGTCATTGAGCTTCATCCGACTCGTCTTCACGTCGACTGTGCGAAAGTGATTCGTCATCAGGTTCTGCATGATGGCGTCGATGTAGCCGATCACGCTGAACGTGGCACCGAATGGGTAGCGTTCGCAGGGAAGAACTTCGATTCCTTTGAACTCAATCTCGAACGGAACTTCGATAGCTGGAGCCACCGTGCCATCCGGCTTCTTGATCTGCGCGAGTCGGAACTCATCCATCTGGATGTAGTCCATCATCTCGTCCAACGTCGCCAGACTCGCATCGAAGTTGCGATAGTCATTCGACTGCTGGAACTCACCCTGAAACGGGAAGTGCAACATGAACTGCCACGTCGCCGAGTCACGATCCTTGCTGGTCAGGTACTCCTGATATCCTGCGTGGAGTGCCTTGCCTACGTCCGCTGCGTAGTTGTCGTCCTGATTCCGAGCAACCTTGGGATAGATTTTCTGGAACTCGAACTTGCGAGGGCATGACTCGAAGGTGGCCAGCGAACTGTAGCTCACCCGAATCTTTGCTTTCTCACCCATGATTCCAAATCCAATATGCAAACAAGATGATGACGATCCACATCGGAATCACACACACACAGCCGACGCACATGCCCCGGTAAAACTTGGTTCCTACGATCGGCCGATGCTGCATGACTCAACCCTCCAGCGTGAATCCCAGACTTGCAAGGTCGTCGAGCATCTCGTTCGAGTCAACCTTCTTCGCCTTGCCGCTGGCCCGCTTCGCCTTCTTCTCAGCCTTGACGATCTTGTTGAGTCCCATGACCTCACGCATGTTGCGAATCCACACGCGGATATCATCGGGCTGCACCAGACTCTTCTTCCAGTCCGAACTGATGTAGGCTGGATTCGTCTGAAGCTCGACCATGATCGACTTGATGACGTTGCCGAGCAAGTCCTGATCGAACTGCATCTCGTACACCGAGTCGATCAGCTTGACGAACTGCAACATCGGAGCCGTCGCATCCTCAGGGACCGGACGAATCGGAGCAGTTGCTGGCACGTGATCGGCCGGGAGTGGACGAGCTACCCGAGCAGGAGCTGGTGACTCATCATCCATCAACGATTGCAAGTCGATGACTGGCTCGCCTGCTGCTACCTCTCCCGCCGTTGGCGCTTCCACCTTCTCAACTGGCTTAGCAGCGGGCTTACCGAGTCCGAGACCGGCCAGCTTTGGTTTCGTCGGTGCGTTCGCCACGCTCTTTGGCGCATCAACTGGAGCTTGAGTCGGAGCAACCGATCCACCATTCGCAGCCGATGGTTGGCCCTTCCCCAAGAATCCAAGCCCCTTGCGGACTGGCGCAGCCGGCGCAGGTTCCGCTTGAGCCTCTGCTTGAGTCGCCACTGGTGCATCACTGGCAGCGGCCTGAACCTCTTGCGCGGGGGCATCAGGAGTTGCAGTCGGAGTCGAGTCATCGGGCTTGATTCCTAAAATGGCGTTGCCGATTCGGACGTCAGCATCGGCTGGCTTATCGGGGAGCGGGCCCTTTTTCGCAAACATAGCCTTGAGGTCAGCCATTGGCCATGAGTCCTTCCAAATCTTGAAGCATCTGATTCTGATCGCTGATCTGCAACCAAAGCACACATGCCTCGTGTCGCACACCATCATGCGTCTCGGGATGGAAGCTGGCCCGGAGTCGGAACCGTCGGGGACGCCTACCCTTCGAGAGCAGCTTGTTGCGATTGCGAGAGATTGCAACTCGGAGTCGCTGCACGATCGCTACACCCTGCGACGCTGGGCACAGGAACAGGACTCGTGCGTCGGACTCGGCCAGCAAGACCTTGAGGACGCTACCGAGTAGTTGCTCCGTGTCATTGAGCGGAGGGTCATTGAGTCGGACAGTCATTGTTTGCTCCAAATCCTAGAGACAGTAACTCATATGCCTAAACAAAAGTCAAGCAGAAAATTTCCAAAAAATAACGAGTCAAAGAGGATGCCAGTGAACCCCTCGAACTCCGGCGAACTCGTCAAGGAATGGATGCGCACGACTCAGACCGAATCCAATATGCTGCATCGCATAAATCGTATCCATCTTGCAAATCTGGCAGATCGCTATCGAGTCGAATACCACCCACAAAGCTGTGTCCCGATTACAGCATTCGCATTTAGTCTTGAGCATCTTCATGGGTGGTACTCGGTTAGTTATTACGGACGAGTCAGGTAGAGCGCGTTCTCGCCCATGCCTTCCTGCGCTTCCTTGTAGAGTCGAGCGCAGATCTCGGACTTGGTAACGTACCCGTCCTTGTTCTTGTCGAGTCCAGCATTGACCGCGTAGGTCTGCGTGCCCTTGACGAAGATGTTAGCCGACTCAGGCAAGCCGATACCCTTGGGCCAGAGGATGGCGAGGTAGACATCGCACAGAGTCGCGCCAGTCCAATCGCGCTTGATCTTCTTGAAGTAGTTATGGACGAATCCAAGCTGCTCCATCGGACCCATCGCGCGAATCTTCTCGATCGTAGTACCGAGGCTGATTGCAGTAGCCGACATGAACTGAATCAGGCCCGATGCCGACGACGCAGGATTCCGAGCCTTGGGATCGAGCTTCGACTCGAAGTGCATACATGGAACCAACAAGACTGGATCGAGTTTGATCTCGTCCTGAATCCAGAACAGCCCGTCGATGAAGCCGTCGTCCAGAGCCGCTGCCTTCTTGCCCCATGGAATCACGATTTCCCGAGGTTGGTTGCCAATTGGATTCGATTCAGTCGGGCGAGTACCGATCGCGGACTCAGCAATCTGACCCGGATTCGTGCGCGTCGAGAGGATGGGCAACGCAGAGTCAAGGGTTGCTGCTGCATCATCCAGTTGATCTGCCTCTCTTCGGAGAGTGTTTGCGAGTTCGCGGAGCTGACTCGGGGAAGTTTGCATAGGCATTGCTAGTCTCCTTCGTGGTTAGACTCACTGCACCGATGGATGTGAGTCAGGGTTGTTCAGGTCATGAACCTCGATCGCCGACCGATCCCGATGGTCGATCAACCACTGGAACAAATCGTGCATAGAATCAGGATGCATCGTGCCAGTCAGAGTCGGAGCACAACCAGTCTGCGCCGCGATCACGATGACGTGGATATCAGGATGCTGCGGATTGATCGTCTGAATCACCTGCAACAATGACTCGACCAACGGAGGCGGCACTTGAATATCCAGCTTCGGATTCTCGTCCATAACTATTCCTTTCCTGCACATTCGGGACCGATACCCGATACAATTGACTCAGGGACCGTCAGCTTACGCCCGCAGACGCAGCATGTGGTGGCGTGGTAGAACTCCCAGCCGGGAAAGAGTCGGCACCCATTCTCCAACGGAATCCAGAAGCTGCGGAACATGACGGCGGCAAAGTGCATCTTGCCGTTGCGCTTATCGTGCGCGGGCAGGAACTTATACTCGCCGTCGATATTCTTTACGAGTCGGCCGATCGTCAGGTAATCATCATAGCCATCGCCGGGTCCGATCTTCACCGATACCCAATAGAGGCTCTTGTCCTGATTCCCTGTTGACCAGTTCGAATCGCGATCCTTCTTGTTGGACTTGACCTTGAAGGTGTAACGCCCAACCGATTCGCCGAACACAATGGTAAACGTTGAGTTGCCGCCGAGTACCTGCTTCCGAATCTCACCCGGCCAGATGTGCCGTGATTCAGCAGGGGTAGAGAGTGCCACGTCTCCGTCCAAAACGGTTCCGAACTCCTCCGACTCGGGCTCGCCAATTCCCGCGAAAGGGCGCCACTCTTTACCGAGTAGGTCCCTTTCTGGCTGGAACTCTTCGGCCGGACTCACCCCGCTAATCTCGTGCAGATGATTATACATGGGACGGGCATTCTCACCGTCCCAATGGTACTGGATCACGTAGTCCGACTCGAGAATGATCTTGTAGCCCCAGAGCATGGTGTCCCCAATCTTCCTGACTGGAATCACTTCCTTGATCTTGGTCATTTGAACCTCCAGACTACGAGGATATTGCCGTCGCGGAAGATGCGGAAGCGGCAGATTCCATCCTTGTTGATTGCGTAGAGTCGAGTGCGGAGAGTCTTCGTCTCCTTGTCACTCAGTTCGTACTCCGCTGCGCGTGCCTTAGGCATCTTCATCAGCTGCGAGTCAGTCGGTACGATTGTCTTGGCCATGTTACACCTTTTTCTTCATCAGGAATCCGAGGCCGGACTTCTTGGTCTCTGGCACCGAGGGCGTTTCGGGTTGTGGCTGGTAGGTCAGGAGCTTGGACTCGACCGCGTTGGAGAGGAACAGTGCCATCCGTACTGCCCCGTGCTGACTCACTAGCTTGTGAGGTTCACGCACAGGTACACGAAGGCTCCGAGCCACAGGACCACTGCTATCAGGTAGCTGACTACGAATCGGTTCCGCCACTGGCTGAGGCTTGAGCTCGCCTCCATCCACTTCGCGAGTCGGAGTAGGATTAACACGATCAGAATCAGACTGATGGTGGATATGAACATGAACATGCTTCACCTCGACTTTCGATTCGATCTTGATGCGATGCTTAGACACGAGCGAGGCAAGCCCACCCTGCTTCTCCGAGTCAGTGGTCAGGCGAGCGGGCGTCATCACCTGCTTCTCGTCCCGATCCATGATGGTCAGTGCCGACGACTCGAATTCAGGCAAACGAACTGCACGAGCCGTAGCATCGAACGAGTCCTTCGCGTTCATCAGAGCATTGAAGCTGGCGACCTTCTCCTTGAGAGTCCGGCCCTTGATATTCTGTTTATTGAGAGCAATCTTGAGCGCCGACTCAGTGTAGATCAGGATGCACTTCTCGCTGGCCCGCGTGATAGCCGTGTAGAGCCACTCGCGATAGAGCATTGCACGATGCGCGTCATGCACGATGATGACGATGGTTGGCGACTCACCGCCCTGCATCTTATGGCAAGTCACGACATAGGCAGTCATCAGACTTCCGACTTCCGCCAACGTGCTGAACGGAATCTCGAAGCTATGCTCGCCATTGCCGAATCGCACTGTCACGATATGGCTGGCTGGGCCGCGCTCCCGCTTCTCCTTCTTGTTCTTGTTGCCTTCCTCGATCGCAAGGAATGAGTCGGAGAGTGCATTGATATCGAGCAACTCTGTCTCTTGCAGATCAGTCTCGGCTGCCTTCATGCGCTCGGTGACTTCGTGAATCGGACCATAGCGATCAATGTCGCCCATATATCCGCCATGCTCGGCAATGCTCGTGATAATGCCGGTCATGCCATTGGTGATTCCAGCTTCCCAATCGTTCTTGGTCGCCATCACCTTATCACCGACTGCGAATCGCTGCTTAACGCGGCCACCGTCGATGATGTAACGCGGGTTCACGTTGGCTGGATTGAACATGAGCGCGAACTCACGATTCAGAGGCAACTGACCGAGCGCGTATCCCTTGGCACCATCCTCGCCATTGATCGGCGTGATGATCGTGTCACGAATCGGATCGTAGATTTCCATCGACTGGAGCTTGGGCATCATGGCCCGAACCTTACGACTCACAAGCTGTGCATCGCCGTCAACTTTGATCATCTGGAAGCGACCACCAGACACAGGCATCTGCCCATGAATGACTCGCCACGCATTATCAACGATCGGGTTATCCTTGCCCTGTTGACGGTGAACATGAGTCAGCTCGAACGCTGGCAGCTTAGCCATTGCGAATCCGAAGATCGACTTGCCATGCACCGGCGGAAGCTGGTTGATATCACCGATGAAGTAGATTCGGCAACCCGGCTTCATTGCATCGAATAGCTGGTGCCACAGGTCGACTCCAAGCATACCCGCTTCGTCGATACCAATAACGTCCCAAGGCAGCTTGAAGTCAGCCGTATAGGTCGGTACGAATCGACGCTTGGTGACGAACTTGCCTTCCTCGCCAGTTTCATCGTTGCGATAGTCCGGGTCCCACTCCTGATACGGCTCGGGATAGAAGCCTAGGAGTCGGTGGATGGTCATGATGTTGCCATGCCAATCGCGGGGGAAGTTACCCTTGATCTGCTGACTCGCACGACCAGTGAAGCTGCAAAGAGCTACAGAGGGGATGATCGACTCAGTGATCTCGTAGTCCTCGTCGTCCACGTAGCCATGCTGCTCGTAGTCGTTGGACTCGTACTCGTTGCCGTCGTCATCCTTAGTCTTCCAGTACCGCGTCAAGTCTACAGCACCGATTGCGACTGTCTCTAGGAGTCGATCGACCAACTTCTTCGTAACGGTCGTTTTACCCGTACCCGCCGCGCCAGTCAGACACGCATAAGGTACAGCCACCATTCCCTCGACCGCAGCGATCTGCGACTCATCGAAGGGGAAGTCCTCGTCAATCAGTTTGGAGAGCTTGGAGGCTGCGCTGACTCGGCCAGTGTGCTCGCTATCCTCTGCAATATCAGAGAGGTCGGGGATGACTTCGGAGTCAGGCTGGTCGAGCAGCTTGTTATCCTCAGCCATTTGGGCGATCGCCTGCCGGACTTCCGTCTTGACTTCCTGTGGAGTCGGCTGCTTCTTGAGAAACGCGAGTGACATATCAGGAAGCCTTCTTCTTGGCGAGGAACGACAGGCCGGTTGGCTTTGGAGTCGTACCAGCAACTGGAGTTTTGGGAGTAGAGACTGAGCGGCTATCTGGAGTCGCAGTGCCAGTCATGAGAGCGGCCAGAAGATTGTCCATCATCGCGGCAGTCTGGCGCTTTTCAGTGTTGGCGACCTTGGCTGGCGACTCGGGTTTCTTCTTGGCGAACGTCTGAACGGCCGCAGCCTTCGACATTGTGTTGCCGTCGCGATACCAGCGAGTCTGAAGCTCCATTGCCTTTTCGCGCTTGTCAGCCTGCTTCTCAGCCGACTCAAGCCAGAGGTGAATTGCCTTGGCCGAAAGCGTGTCAAACGTGAAGTCAGGAAGCTGCGCGTTCAGGTTGAGTCGAGCGTCCAAAGCAATCAGCCGGTCGATCAGTTCGTTGCGAACCTCGAAGTCCAGAGTCAGGCACCACTGAAAGGTACGAATCCGGTCATGGTTGATTGCGAAAACATCACCCTTGAACTGCGGCGGATTCAGCAAGCGATTGAGCAGCCATGCCAGCGTTTCAACCGGGCGCGACTCCTGCAAGTTAGCAACGCTCTTGAGGTTCATCTTGTTCCAGAAGAGTCCGGGACGCATGGAAGCGAAGAGTCGAATGGCGATATCATCTGCCAATTCTTCAACGTCCATATCGCTGGATTCGACCAGTTCGATAACCTCGTGATTCGTGCCGATCATGCGGCCAGTCATCAGGCAATAGGTTCCGGTCGGATCGACTCCGGGATAGCTCTCGGTGAACGCAGCGAAGAAAGAGTGGAGCTTAGACATTTTTGATTCCCTTCAAATGGGTACGAGTGAGTCAGGCTGGAACGAGTTCGACTGCTTTGCCGTTGTTCATGGCCCAATGCAGATGCGAGTCGAGCCACTTGCGATCGCTGCGATCATTCCAGTTAATCGCCTTGCGCTCAGGTTGTGTATAGCCTCTTCCGAGTCGCTTGGCTGCGTCGAGCTTATCGTTTGTCAGTACGGTAATTTGCATGAGTCAGGTGCCTTACTGTTAGGTACGAGTCAAACCAGATTAGAGAGAGCGGGAATCGCCCGTAACCAACCTGCCTCTTAGGCATAGCACGTCATGACTCAAATGTCAAGTAGTCCAAGGGCCTTGTGAAAATAAATTAGTGAGTGCAGTGGTGAGTCGTTAGCTGAGTGAAAATAACATCATCCTTTCGACTCACCGATCTGCGCTGGTGTCTGCCGTTTGCCTTCGGCCTCAACCTCGAATCGTCATCATCGCATAGAACTTGGGGTATGTCTCGCGCGTATAGTTCTTGAGTCGTTGATACTCTTGCGGATCGGCCTGTTCCACCGCCCGATCAGATGCGTTAAGCCTGATGAATGCTCGCACCTTGGAGTCGGCTTGCCATTTCGCGAGGTCGGGATCGGGGCCGTAGCCAAATGCGTCGCGTGCGTGGAACATGGCTGTCCCGGCATTATAGCCTTCGGCGTGTTGGAGTCGCTGGGCCATGGTGAGCATATCCTCGCCGTCGAGAGGCTTGGGATAGTCGATCTCGATTCCTTCTGCGAGGATTGCGGCTTCTAGCTTTGCGGCAGCTTCTGCAATCTCGATGGAGTCGTCGGTGATGGGAGCGTCCGAAAGCGTGATAGTGATGATCTTCGAGCCCTCGCCATTCGTTCGAGCTTTGGCCTGAGTCAGATGAAGCATGATCTGCCCGAGCATGGAGACGATGGAGCCATCGAGCTTGGTTGCGCCAGCAATTCCGTCGATCTTGAGTCGGCCATACCAACCAGTTACTTTAACGTCCATGGATCAATCCTCCGAGTCAGAGTCAGGGTTGAGCGCGAGAGTGGGTTGGTCGATCTGGGCCAAGAGTTCTGCCATGAAATCCTCAGCAGTCGCGGCCGAGTCAGGCCCAGAGCCAGAACCCGTGGCGATACGCAGTTCCTCAGCCGTTCGCGCGAAGGTGATCTTTAGACTCGTACCCATGTGGCATTCGAAGACCCAACGAATCAGCTCTTGCATAACCTCTGCGACTGTGCCACTAGTTTCCTTGTTGAATCGGGGCTTGCCGGTAGAGGAAAAACGCGCAAACACCATCGTATTCGGTTTCATATCATTCGCTCCTTAGTTACGAGTCAGAGTGGTGTGACTCAACCGATGATCGGTAATCCGGTTTATGGCATACGCCAGCACGTAAGTCCATGTTATGTTGTGTTATTGTTACCGTGCTTGCTTGCTACCATGCTTTTGCTGTCCCGAATCCCGCCCGCTACCAACTTGCTACCCTGCCCCCTCCGAATCCACTATCCCTGACTCCGATAGCGATACCTCACGACTCTATCCCTAGACTCTACTGAATACGTCGAGGATATATGGCCCCGTCCAAAAAATTCTTCATCTTATATATCACTGAGTCAGGGGGAGGGGAGAGCATAAGACTCGGAGAGGCTAGGATGAGCGGCTGAGTCGGAGTGGAGCGCAGCGCATCGGAGCGGGGGAAAGCGGGGCTGGGAGCAGCGAGAGGCTGAACGGGATTTGGGATCGCAATAGCACAGCAATAGCACAGCATTACAATTTTCCGACTCAAACCAATCAATTCAAATGTCTTCAACCATCAAGTCCGCGATACCGAGTCGGCTCCTCTTTCCAAGCTGGGGTCGCCAGACCGAATCCGGGCAGAATCGTTCATCAAACCCCTGACTCAGATGAACATCGAAAGAAAAATCGCTTTGCAGACTCGGTTCATCGCGTTTTTCGACTCCCGCCCTTGCATCTGCGCCCGCACGCGCCCACATAGGAGTCAGACGGAACGACAAGCCCCGGCAGAGTCTCCCGCCTCCCCTCTCTGGAGTCCACCCTATGTCCTACCTCTCGACTCTCCCATTTACCGGCGCGCAGATCACGACTTCCGACGCAATGGACTACACCCGCCAGTTTTTCGCCTCACACGGCCAGCCTGTCACGATTCATGGCGCGACTCGCAACCTAGTCGATGGCTTTGAGTGCCGCGACGTTCTGTTCATCCTTGACGGCCATTCCTACCGGATGACTTGCTGGATTGAGCGTCCCGAAGGCTCGCCCGCGTATATATATGGCGAATGGTGATTGACACCCGCCACCTAGTTTGAGACTCTGTTGATGGGCGCAGAGAATATCACCTGCCCACCGAATCCACCCGCGCAATCAAGCGCACAATCGAAAGCGACTCAGAACATGACCGACACCAACACCGCAGCAGCACCCGCCACCGACTCGACCGCAGCCACCAAGGCACCGAAGCCCAAGACCACGTTCGAGAACATGAGCGCGCGCAAGACGTTTGCCGACTCTGCTTCGATGCTGGCCTATCTGGCAGCTTGCGGCGAGAAGTTCACGGACTTCAACACCGAAGATCAGACGATCATTATCCCGTTCGTCACCGAGGAAGGCGAGATTGACGCAGAGAAGTTCGACGCGCCCGGTTATGAGTCGATGGTTGCCACGTTGAAGGAGCGCGGTGCTACCAGCTTGAAGGCCATTGTCGTTACGCCGATTCCGACGCTCGACCTGTTGCTTGAGTCCGACGACGGCCGCCAGTTCGTGCAAGAGATCGTTCGCAAGGAACTGAATCACCGCGCAGTCCGGCAGCTTCGCGTTGCAGAGAATCCCGCCACCGTTGCGGACCAGATTCCCTATTCGGTCGAGTCTTTCACCTCGTCGAGCCGCGGCGACGCTGGAATCGTGGAAGCGTACAACGAGCTTTACAAGCACGTCAATGATACGCTGTCGAAGGCCAGCCCGGCTTGGAAGCGCCGCAAGCTCACCAAGTCCGAGCTTCGCGCTGCACTCGAATCGAAGGCTTTTGCGCTCGACTCCTACCCCGAGCTTGAAGAGGCTGGCGCGAATGGTTCGCTGTTCGTCATGGCCTTGAAGCTGGGCGCAATGACCGCCGAGAAGAAGGGGCTTGATCCTACCATCTTCACTCGCTGGCTGGATTCGCGCGATGCCGCAGCCTACGAGGCGACGACCGAGGAAGACGAAGCCCTTGACTTCGATTCGCTGGCCGAAGCCATGCTGGCCGAGCCCAAGGCCGACGACTCCGGCACCGAGGCGAGCAATGGGGAAGAGGCTGCCCCGACCGCCTAAGACTCAAGGGGGAGGCTGGCTTAACCGCTGGCCTCCCTTTTCTTTATCCGACTCATGTGATGTTATAACATGACTCGCGCCGGCCTCCGCTTCGCTCCGGCATATAGACTCGCTTCGCTCGATTCTTTATTAAGAGAGTCGCTACGCTCTATGAAAGGACTCGCTAGTCGCTCGGACAAGGTTGATTCGGATTGACTCACTTCGTTCGGCTTCGTTGATTAGCTCGCTACGCTCGATGTTGACTCGCTTCGCTCGACGTAATGACTGACAGCTCACTTCGTTCGTAGTTTGATTCGTACTATAGGGGGGCGGGGTATCCCCCCATTTCGACCGACAGCCCCCACCTTTAATATGAGTCCCGCATGTTCCGACAAAAAAATTGAACAACCTCCGCAAGATGGAGTCAAAGCCTCTCTCTGTTCCGACTCGAAGCGGAATAAAGATAGACCTTGACACATGGATTCGAGGGAAGGATAATCCAATGAACCTCGCCAACGTGACGAGCAAGACCCTGAGTCAAGAGCTTGGGGAAGAAGTTCCAGATGTGTATGTCATCGTGGCCAAGCATAAGGTGCAAGGGCTGGATGATGAGTCGATCGCCGAGGTCATAGGGTGCGAGCCCGAAGATATCAAAGAGGTCGAGTCGGACGAGCTTTACAAACGGATTCGCACAGCTATTGGTGTGATGGTAGCCGCGAACCACGCCGATCAGCCCATGATCTGGGATTCGATCGAGTCGATAGCAGGCACTAGGCTTCTTGAGCGACTCCAGCACTCGAACGATCCGGAGTTTCTCCTGAAAGCCGCAGCAACGGCGAATCGTATGACACGCAGGCAGAAGAATCAGGACTTGGTACTTGATCCGAGTCGAGGTGCCGGAAAAACCGCAGTCACGCTGACGAGTCGCATGGTCCAGAAGATCACGCAGGCTGGGCACCGAACTGTGGTGGAGGAACGGAGTCTCTCGATTCATGACGGGTCGATGACCAACCCTAGCTTCGATGAGGTCAACGAGATGCTCGCGATTCGGCCGCACCTCACGCCATCGCGGCTAACCATCCAGCAGAGCAATGACTCACTACACGATCTGGACGAGTAACGCGGCGGCAACGCCCATACAGGATTCCCGACCAGAAGAAGGACTGGAATATCATGATCGACTTCAGCCAGTACAACGGAGTCAAAGGGATACGGGCCCAAGGAACCGGCGATATCTCCTCGCCATTCCTGCAACCTAGCCTGTTGACTCCAATCGACCCAGACAAAGCGCTCGCCGAGTCAATGCCGGTGATTGGCGCGACAACCGCTGACGTGATTCCGGCTCCCGCCGTGCAGACCGACTCGAACCCTTTCGGGGATATCGTGGTCAATGGGCGGCCTGACCGCGTCGATCCGATTACGCGCCAGCAAGCTGTTGGGCCCGTCCGAGTCGACGATATCTCGGGCATCGCACTCCCGACCGTCGGAATGTCTGAGTCAGCACCAAGGATTAAGCGCGATCCCGGGAATCCATCGGGTCAATCCGGCCGGGGCATCGGCGATATCATCGGTCGACTCATTCTCGGTGGCACAGCCGATGAATCCACGCTCGACCCTGCGACTCAAAAGGCCAAGCAGTCCAAGCGCAAGTCCGCGGGCAACGCTTCCGCCAGCTTCGCAAACGATCCAGAAGCGGCGGCTGCAGGGTTCATGCAGGCGCCGGGTACTGACGGTGACTCGTTGGGCTCGACAATCTCCAAAATCGCGAAGATGTTCTCGGGACTCTGAGTCAGATGGAAATTCAGGACAAACTCGAACAGGCTTGGAGGGCCAACGCAACTGACGCCGGAGTTGAAACTCAGGAGTTAGAGGGCGAGATAGCTCTGATTCGTCGGCTTATGCAGGACGATGCCGAGTTTTTCATCGAGTTTTTCCTGGCTGACTCGCTTGATATGCCGGTTCCCGAGTTCCACAAGGAGATCTGGGGACTCATGACGGACGACGAGAAGGAGCGTATCCTACTCGCTGTCCCGCGCGACCATGCCAAGACGACTCTGGCTAAGTTGGTGGTGGTTTGGTACTGGCTGCATACTAAGCACCGATTCTGTGCGTACATCTCGAACACCGCGCCGATTGCGAAGAACGCTTGCCGGGACATCATTGGATTCCTGAGCAACCCGAACTTCATCCGAGTCTACGGGCGTATCAGGATTGAGAAGCAGAGCGAGAACGAAGGGCTCTGGATTTTCGATTTGCGGATGCCGGATGGCAAGATGAAGCGGTGCATCCTCCGTGGACTCGGACAGGGCCAGCAGATGCGCGGAATCAACGTCGATAACCAGCGTCCCGATATCGCAGTTTGCGACGATGTGGAGGATAATGATGTTGTCGACTCGGAAGACCAGCAGAAGAAGCTAGATAAGTGGGTGTTCGGTCCATTCATTAAGGCGCTCGCGCGGCGCAAGAAGATTATCTGGCTGGGCAACATGCTGGCCAAGACGAGTCTGCTTGCTCGCCTGTCGCGGAATCCACGCTGGAACCCGGTCGTCTTTGGCTGCCTCGTCAAGGACACGATGACTGGACTCATGATCCCGCTTTGGCCGGGTAAGTGGAGTACGGAGGCGCTACAGGAGGACTTCCAAGAGTACAAGGACAACGGACTCGTTGAGACTTGGATGTGCGAAATGATGAACATGCCGGGCCACGGTGAGAATGGCTTTACGGCTGAGCATCTGCATTATCTACCGCCTCCGACTCCAGATGATATCCTGTGCGCTTGGCTCACGATCGACCCTGCCTTTGGACTCGCAGCGCATAACGACGAGACTGCAATCTCGGTTCACGTGCTCCCGCGCAATGGGATTCCGATGACGGTTGAGACGTGGAGTGGGCATTGCGACGAGCTTGAGATGTTCAATCAGGCGATGCGTCTGACTCGATACTGGGGATGCTACACGTGGGGGATTGAAGCGGTCGCGGCCCAGAAGGTCTTGATTACGCTCTTCACCATGATGGCTATGCAGCTTCAGTTGAATCACAAGATCGTATTCGTCCCACTCATGGCGGGTCGTGGCGATCCCAAGCTCGGGCGCATCAAGGTCTTTGTGAGTCTAATGGCGAATAAGGAGTGGGCGCTCCCGGATACGGATATGGCCGTGACGGAGCAGATCATCAATTTCGACTTTCGGAAGAAGGATCAGCCGGACGATAGGATTGACTCGTGCGCCTATGGTCCCGCGATGATGAACCAGTTCCTGCCATTGATTCAAGCTGCCTACGACGGCAGTGTGGACGATGATATGGCCCAAGCGATTCAATCCGGCATGGAGGTATGCAGTGTATAATCCGAATAATACAGGTGATCACCAACTCACCTACCCGGACCTGACTCTAGCGCGCCCCTCAGGGTTGCACCGGACTCATCCGTTCTTCCACAAGGAGAACCACGAGAAGCTGCTGAGCTATCTCAAGGCTCGACTCCTGATCGGGAAGAAGCCGCGCGATAACCAGCTGCCTCGCTACGTCCACACGGACCAGAAGGTCGCCGGCTGGCTGAAGCTGAGTCAGGAAGACCAGAAGCGCCGCAATGAATCGAATCGGACTGGCAAGCCCATCATGTCGGATATCGTTCTCCCGCTGGAGTTCGTGCATCTCGACGATATGATGACGTACTTCGCGCAGACGTTCGCTCCGAATCGCGGCATGTTCTACTTCACGGGCGAGCCGGACGAGACTCCGCAGGCGCGTGGACTCGTGACCAAGATGAACAACGACGCGCTGTACTCGGGTTACTTCCGCGAGATTCTGCGCACGTTGTTCTCCGTACTCAAGTATAACATCGGCGGCGTGCATGTGGCGTGGGGGTCTGACCAAGGCCCTCGAGTCGAGCGTGCAGGCGAGCAGGTCAACGTGACCCAGGAACTTAAGTGGGCTGGGAATCGGATGAAGTCCGTCGATATGTACAACTTCCTGTATGATCCGACCTGCGAGTTGGTCGATCTGCACAAGGAGGGCGAGTTCGCGGCGTTCGCTGAGGTTCGGAGTCACTTCTGGGTGCAGAAGCGCGCAGTCGCAGGCCAGTTCTACAACTGCCAGGAAGCCTTCAAGAAGGGCGAGGGATTCGAGGGCGGCACGGTGTCGTACTATCGCGCGCCCCCGCAGGAAGCTAAACTGAGTCAGACCAACGATGGCACGGATAACGGTCAGACCAACTGGGTTCAGGTACTCAGCGACGTCGATCTGACTGAAGTTGGCGGGCACGAGTTGGTTCATATCTACATCTGGCTCAACCCTGTGGACTTTGGACTCGTACCGCCAGCCGAGAACGCGGCGCGCAGGGGTTACGAACTCTGGCGATTCACGATCATGGACGCCGAGTGGATCGTTTCGGCTGAGCAGCAGAACAACATGCACGGCCAGCTTCCGTTCTACTTCGGAGTCATCAACGATGATCTGATGGGCGCGGCGCAGAAGTCGGTGGCTGAGTTGCTGGAGCCGTTGCAGGACTTTGCCTCGGCACTTCTGAACATCCACATCAAGGGCTCGCGCGAGTCAATCTGGGGCACCACGTTCTACGATCCGACCATGTTCGACTTCTCGGCAGTTGCGCCGGGCGAAGTGGGCATGCGAGTCCCGATGAAGAGTTCGGCGATTGGCCGCGACATTCGGACGGGCATCTTCAAGGAGGCGAACAACGTCGATACTCGGCAGACAATGCAGGATGTTGACTCGGTGATGACTATCATCAACCAGTTCTTCCCGACGCAGAGCCTTCCGAGTCAGATCGCCTCGATCGACCGCGCAGTCACGGATCAGGTCGCGGCCGTTCAGCAGGGCGCAAATCGTCGTCAGCAGAAGTCGGCTCGGTTGCTCGATGACTCCATGTTCCGTCCCATGCGTTCAGCGATGTATTACAACGTCATCCAGTACTCGCCGACTGAGGAAGAGATCACCGATTATTACTCGGGCAAAATCTTCAAGTTGAGTCTGGCGGACATGAAGGACACCAACCTTCCGTTCATCATCGGGCAGGGACTCAAGGCGCTCGATCGGACGGCGGCGCAGCAGGCGATCCAGCAGCTAATCTTCGCTCTGATTCAGGCGCCGCAGGTACTGGCTCCGAATCCGCAGACTGGCGAGCAGATCGACATTATGAAGATGATCGACCACTGGACGACCATGATGGATATCGAGGCGAACTTCGAGCAATTCAAGACGAAGCCCCCGACTCCGCCAGCGGCCCCCGGTGCAGCCGATCCCGCAGCAGCCCTCGCGGCCGCAGCCGGGGGAATCACACCCGCAACTGATCCGGCGGCCGTAACAGCCCCGATCTTCGGCTAGGACTCAGCATGTTAGAGAGGGCCATTCTCGAACTGCTAGACCCGGTCCAGCAGGAACTCGCAACCCAAGCGCTCGTGAGTCTATCATTGACGGGCGTTTGGTCGTTGCAGGAACAGCTTCTAATCGAGAGACTCGCACAGGGTTTCCATGAACAGGAGGACGCAGAACTTCTTAAGAAAATCCGAGTGACTCAAGAGTTCATCAAAGTCTGTCGTGCCATGCAGGGTCTGGGCGACGAGTTAAAGAAGGAGCGTACCAATGCGTAAGAATCGTGCAAGCCGTAAGAGCATCTACCTGTACACTGGCGCGCGTCGCGGACTCCATGGCGGTCTGCCCAAGGAAGGCGAAGATCATCAGGGCAGCGGTGACTCGGGCCAGCCCCAAAATAACGGGACCGGTAATTCTGGCGACTCCGGCCAAAACGGCCAGAATCAAAATAACGATGGACTTGGTTTCGAGCCCGCGTCATTCTGGAACAACCCGGAACCCGCTGACGGCGGCACCGGCGAGTCGCAAGGTCCGACCGACGAGGAATTCGGTCAGACTCTGATGCAGTCCATCACGAACTTCACTCCGCCGACCATCTTCGACGCGGAGACTGCGAGTCAGATCGCAGAGGGCAACCTGGAGGGCGTGAATCAGCGCATGCAGCAATTCGGTCAGACGATGATGCGGCAGGCGATGATCATGACCGCGCAGATTCTGCAGCGATTCGAGGGACAGGTGGATGGCCGCATCAAGGGCAGCATCACCGAGAACTCGACTCGTCAGTCGGATGAGTCCATGCTGGCAGAGCAGTTCCCCAGCTTCGCGAAGAAGGAAGTTCGTCCTGTGATTCAGGGTGTCTTCCAGCAGTCGCTGAAGCACTCGAAGGGGGATCGCACCAAGGCGCTCGAAATGACTCGCGGGATGCTCAAGTCAATGGGTCAGCTGGGCGCTGGCGACTTCGGGCTCTCGACTCCGCCCAGCAACCCGGATGACTTCACGTCGAACGGGCCAAGCAGTCTTGTACAAGAACTCCTTCAAATGAGGTAATGCGATGATTCAGGGTATTTTCATGTCCAACTCGAGCATCGTCGGCGATCGTGTCGGCGATTTCTCGAGCGCGATTCTCCAGATCAATCCGACCGGCACCGCTCTCCTGCTCGCGCTCAGCGCTGGTATGAGTCGCGAGCCCGCGTCGGACACTGTGTTCAACTGGTTCGAGGACGCGCATCAGGCCGGCCGCACGGCAACCACCGGCGGCGGTACGGGCACTGGCATTGGAGTCGCGGATGGCTCCATGTACGTGCCGGGTCAGGTGCTCATGGTCGAAGAGACTGGCGAAGTCACGCTGGTCACGTCGATCGTTGGGAATACCCTGACCGTCATGCGCGGAATCGGCGGCACTACCATCGTCGCGATCGACAACACGATGCACGTCCAGTCGATCGGCAACGCGCACGAGGAAGCTTCGACGAAGCCGAATCCGATCGCTCAGCAGGGCACGCTGCGACTCAACTATGTCCAAATCTTCCGCAACTCGTGGGCGGTTTCGGGCACTGCGAAGGCTGTCAAGTTCCGCACCGGCAACAAGGTCGCGAAGAACAAGAAGGACTGCGCGATGTACCACGCCGAGGATATGGAGCGTTCGCTCATCTTCGGAGTCAAGCACGTCGGCACCCTGAACAATCAGCCGTTCCGCATGACGGACGGTGTTCTGAGTCAGCTGAAGCAGTACGGCGGTATCGTCGAAGCTGCCAACACTGACGGAGTCGCCGGCAACTACTCGCAGCGTGACTTCGGCGACTTCATCCGGCGCGTGTTCAAGCACAACGTCAAGGGCATGCCCAACGAGCGAATCGCACTTGGCGGCGATCAGGTCGTGCAGGTCCTCAACGATATGACGATGGCGGACGGCAACTACCAGATCACCCAGGGCGAGTCCAAGCTGGGCATTTCGGTCTGGACGATCGTGACTCCGTTCGGTACGCTGAAGCTGATGACTCATCCGCTCTTCAACGAGAACCCGACGTGGTCGAAGAACCTGATGGTCCTGCACCCCGGCGCCATCCGCAAGCGCGTTCTTCGCGAAACCTTCGAGGAGAACTACGACTCCAACGGTTCGCGCACCAATGCACTCGACGCCGACGAAGGCGTGATCACCACCGAACTCGGCATCGAGGTCGGCGCAGCGTCCATCATGGGCTACCTGCAGAACGTGAATCGCGCCGTCAAGTCGGACTTCGCTGCCTGATTCGTAGTCGGTACGAACCACTCAGGGGGAGGTCTTCGGGCTTCCCCCCTTTTTCTGACTCCAGGAGAGCTGCTGGCGTCAGTAAAGGAAAGGAGTGCACTCATGAAACTAGGCAATCTCACCGGCAAGAATGCATCGGATTCGAACAAGAGCGGAGAAGCAGGCCCCGGACTCGATCCCACGGCCGGCAAGCCCACGAGCGATACCTCGACCGATATCTCGGGTGAACCGGAGAAGGGTCCGACTCCGGATACGGGCGACAAGCCGCTGGACACGACCAACACGACGAGCGCGAGCCAGGTCGATTCGGCGACCACGACCGATCTCGATCCTCTGACTCAGTATCAGGTCGGCGACAATCTCGATGCTTCCGCGACCGGCCGCAATGCGCAGCTGTCCGCGGGCGCTAGCGACTCGGCTACCCGTCAACAGACGCTGAGCGAGGTTTCGCAGGAGCGCGCGGCTGAGACGGCTGATGCTGGACTCGAAGCGCAGATGAAGCGGCAGGACGATAACTCGGGTTCGTTCGACGCCGGCGGCAATACGATGTTGGGCCTCGGCGAGATGCTGGCGCGCGCAACGGCCGAAGGCGACTCGGACCAGGGCACGAGCTACACGAGCCATCCGACGAAAACCCTCAAGCTGGGCCGATTCCAGTTCGAGAATTCGACGCTGACTCTGAAGGGTGACGACGTTGCCGAGTTCGACGAACTCCTCGACAAGCAGCCCGCGTTCGTGAAGAACGGAGTCAAGAAGATCGACACCGGCGCCGCGAACAAACTGGCCAAGCAATTCCTCGATCAGAATCGCATGATCCAGGGCATCGACAACGCAGGCAACGGCCCGACCAAGACCGTCGGTTCGTCGATCTAATAGGACTCGCAGATGACCACCTTCTCGCAGCTTGTTGACTCGATCTTGCTCGAAACGCGTCGCCCGGATTTGAAGGCCGAAGTGATTCGGTATGCAAACCAGTCGATTCGTGAGTGCTTTTTCGAGCCTGAGCGCAACACGGTGGTCTTCATGCGGTCTGCTTACCGCGAGGCGCTGGTGATTCCGACTGTGGACACCGGCGCCTCGTGGGACGTTCCTAACCCTGGAGTCTTTCAGGGGGTTGGCGCAGTTCGGTATGATTCCGTCGGCGGCGTGTACGCCAAGATGTTGAATCCCGGCAAGCGTTTTGACTCGGAGCAGTACGTGTTTCAGCACGCGGGCGACCGGCTCGTGTTCAAGGGTTATGGTGGAGTCGGCGGGCGCATCCTAATCGCCTACTACGAGTTCTGCCGAGCGCATAAGTATTACGAAGTGGCTGAACGGCCTGCGAGTTACGATGTGGATTTGGGCTGGAGTTACTTGCCAGCGTTCGATATCGACGAGACGACTCGTATGACCGCCCGGATCATGGTGACGAACTGGCTCTTGATGGGCTGGAATACGGTTCTCGAAGAAGGACTCCGCGCCAAGATCTACAAACGACTCAGCGATGATGCGCGTCAACGAGTCAGTTACAGCCTCTGGATGCAGCAGCGCAAGGGCATCATCTCCACAGAACAGGCGGAACTCGTAGGGGTAACATGAGTCAGAACCCACCACCGACCAACCTCTGGGAGTTATTCCCCGAGCTGAGTCATGACATTGATAGGCGGATTTTGCACGCCGAGACTCGAGTCAAGTACTGGGTCGTGGCGGGCGTCCTCCTGAATCTTTTTGCCATCCTCATCCCCGTCGTGACTCTCGTCTATTATCTAGGCGGGATTCAGACTCAGACAACAGCCGCGCTCTCCTCGATTCAGGGGCAGGGCGCGGAGTTGCAGAAGCGGGGTGATGAGGATATTGACCGTCGACTCTGGGAGCAGTCGATCGAAGCCTGGGCTATGGACAAGGGTTATCTCCCGCCCCGAGCCAGCAGGAGCCGTGAGAAATGAGTCAGTTCTATAGTGGGGTGACTGCGCAGCTGATGGCGTGGGCGCTCGGCGCAAAGCCTGCGGACGTGGTTTTGAAGTATGCGGTCGTTAATGACTCGTATGATTTCAACGCCGCTCACACGCGGGATCAGCTGACTGGAGTCCTGAAGGATGGCGAGCTTGCGGGTACAC